CCGGGCGGCGCGGCGCTGGTCACGGTCAAGGGTGCTTCTCTTCGCTTTCTTCTGTCGCATGTCGTACCTCTCGAATGAAGGGGCGGGTTGCTTGATGGTTGGTTGATATAAGGTGCTTCGGCCCTCTCTGGGAGGGCTTGTCTTGTCTTTCGCGTGTTGTCATGCGCCTCGCCGCTGTGGCGCCTTCGGTCCCCCGCACCGGGTTGGGTGCAGTGCTTTGGCGTCCTGGGCATCGTGCTGTTGTGCAGTGGCTCTTTGATGCTGCTGGACCGTCAGACGACGGCGAGCCCCAGCAGCCGCGCGGTGGGGCTACTGGGGCAGGGGTGCAGGCGGGAGGATGCTCAGGTCAATCGGCTTGAGCCATCCTTCCCGGCCGCGCAGGATCACGCCGACTCGCCCGTGGGGTTTCGGGTTGAAGTCCCCACATTTGACGAGGCCCTCCCACTTGCACAGCGCCTCCACCAGCTCCTCAGCTCCGCACGCCTCGTCTGTCCAGGCCACGGCAATCAGGTCAATGTCGCGGTGCAAGCTGCCGTGCACGGCCAGGGCGTAGCCGTGGAAGTAGGCCCGTTGGATGAGTGGCGCGAGTGGTGGGCTGGGCGGCGTGACGAGGTCGATGCCGCCCTCCCGGTCTGCCTGGTGCAGGAGTGAGGCGAGTCGCAGGTGCGCGTGGCCCGGCTGCTTGATGCTCTCCACCCCGCTCACGCCAGCGCCTCGGCGGGCAGCGCGGGCAGGGGCTGGGAGGGCTGATAGGCTGAGACCTGGAGGTAAGACATGGAAGAATCAAGAGAAGCGGCAGCGCTGAAGATTGCCGAGGGGCTGGTCCGGGGGGCCTTCCCACTCATTGAGGTTGAAGAACTCGCGCAGATGGGCGGAGGCTCAAGGAAGCGCGAGGTACTTGGCACGTTCTGGACAGGCGTTGACCGATCAAACGAAGCCTCTGTCAAGGCGAGGCTGCACGAGATGGCCGATCTCATCGCTGAGTTGAAGCGGCGCCTGCTGACTGAGGGGTGAAGAACTCCGACTGAGCAGCCCGCACCTGCTGCGCTGTCCCAACGAACACCGCCGTCCGCCATGGCAATGGCATTCCGCCGCCATCATGAAACTCCTGAATCGTCACCGTCACCACGGCCTGCCCGGTTGCACCCGGTCGGGCCGATCTCACTGCTGCCAGCACGCGCTTGAGTAGGGTCATCTCGTTGCCTCCTGTGGCATGGCGCCCGCTCCCGCCGAAGCACCGGCAGAAGCAGGGAGAGGGGCGGAAAGGGCTTTCTCGTATTCGTCCTGATCCAGCAATACGACGGGCTTTACTCCGACGCCTTCAGCGAACCGGCGGAGCTGTCGAACGCTCATGCCTTCACTCTTCTCGCCGCTGGTCTCTATCTCGCTGATATAAGACTGGGCGACCCCAATCAATTCGGCCAGCTGCCATTGAGACATGCCCCGCGCCATACGCAAGGCACAAATCCGGCCTCCGACGTGATTGGTGCTCGGCACTCCGGAACGGTTTGAGCGCCCGATTGCCCCTCTGACAATGGGGTTGGTGTTGTATCCTCGCTCGCCGTGGGCTTCCAGATAATCCGCCCACTGGCGCTCCAGCTTCTCAAGTTCGCGGGCGTCAGGCGTCCGTTGAAGCACCCTGATACGGAAGGCGTCCGGGCCGTACTCCTCAACATCCCGCTTCAGGCGCTCCGGCAAAGAATAGGCGACAGTCCTGATTCGAGAGGCGTGCTGGTTGATCCGCTTGTTCAGCGTGGCGGAACTGCCCACGTAGACCCGTCCATTGAGGGTGTTTTCAATGACGTAGATACCCATGTCTGGAACTCGGGTCATGCGGGCATCCTTTCCTGCTCGCGCTCGGGGTGAGTAGGCGCAGGATCTCCGAACACCATCCGGAAGGCTGCCTCGTCTGTCAGGACGGTTAAGCTCACGTCCAGGGCGGCGGCAATGCGGCGCAGCAGGCCGAGCGTGAGTTTGTCTGCGTGCTTGTAGCCAGTTTCGATGTGGTTCTGATAGCCCTGCGTGAAGCCCAGGCGCTGTGCGAGCTGCTGTTGAGTCAGCCCGCGCTGCTGCCGGATGGCGCTGATGAGCCTGCCTGTCTCCATGAATATATATTACCAATAAGTATTGCAGATGGCAAGAGGAGTATGGTATTACTAATTAGGCGTGAGTGATTGTCGCTCGCCCAGAGGCGTCTTAGCCTGAATTATGCATTACTACGCGATATTTTCCCGTTACCTACTACGATCCGCCGGAGGACCACCACGATGCTCGGAAGCCACTTTATCCCCACTCCACGCTCACCCTTTCCGGCTGAGATGGTAGAGCGCACCATGCCTAAGGAAGGAAGCCGTCGGGGGCGGGGTGGGCCGTTCGAGAAGGCTGGCAGCGTCATCAAAACCTTCCGGCAGCAACTCAAGTGGACTCAGGAGGATCTCGCCGCTGCCTATGGCAGCACCCAAGGCTACATCTCCAGCATTGAGCGCGGCTGGCAGCCGATTACCACCGCCAGCGCCGAATGGTATGAGCGCATGGCCGAGGCTCTCAAGATTGATGTGCAAGAGTTGATGCGGGCGCTTGAAGTTGATTTCGTGATCGCCCGTGATCCTAATTCGAGCGCACCAGAGCCAATTGAAGGCGTTTCTGAGAATTTGTCTATTGCCAACTTAGACACTATTCGTTATGTTAGATTCATAACAAACGCCGTACAGATCGGAGGCACTGGGGATGACGCTCTGACAGATAACGTTGAATTCTTTATCCCGCTCACGCTCGCTCAACAACGCTCCCCCTACCTCAGAATTGGGATTGTCGGACGCAGTCATGTGGATGCCGTACCCAATAACGTCAAGGTTCTCTTTGATGTAGAGCTCACTCCGGATGAAGGAAGCACCGTTGTTTTTACAGTCGGCAAGGATTGGTACCTTGGGTATTATTCAGAACCCGATAAGTGTATTGTCACCGACCGACCGATTTCGGATAACCATGCCCGTCGCCTGCCGCTTGCTAGCGTCCATTTTGAAGGAGTCGTTGAGAGCTATCAGCCTGTACGCCGTCCCAGTCGCCCAAAAAACTGAATCCCCTTTCAATAGAGCCCCGCCCTAATTTCTTGAGCGGGGCTTTAACCTCTTGCATTTATTACTTACTACTATTATTATATAGATACCCCAAAAGGGAACCCCCGACCACTCAGCGGACAGCAGAGCGTGAATCGGGGGCAGCGACCAAGGAGTCACTAATGAACAGCGTAACCCACTCCATCCCCGCCCACAACCCCACCCCCGCGCCCGCCACGGCATCGGCCCGTGACTTCTACGCCCCGCGCTCGGCGCTGGAATCCGCCGCGGCGAAGATCACGACCGACCGGGACACCTACTACGCCGACTGCATGTGCTTCAGCGGCCCGAACACGAAGACCTCGAAGCACAGCGTGGTCATCCGCCGAGCGAGCGACCGCGCCATCGCCCCGGCCACCAACACCCTGATCGTCAAGAGCACCGGCTACAGCAGCGTGGCCAACGTCGGCAGCTGGGACACCTACAAGGACGCCGTGCAGGCCCTGCTGGAACGCGGCGTGCAGTGGTTCGAGAGCAAGGAGCGTGTGGCATGAGCGAAGAGAGGAAGGCTACCGAGAACGTAGACGCCATCTACGATGCGCACGTTATCTACTGGGATGTGCTGAACGAGCGCCTCCGGCAGATCAGCCAGGAGGGCTGGACGCCCGAGCACGACGACGCCCACACCGGCGGGGAGCTGGCGCTGGCCGGGGCGTACTACGCCAACGTGACGGCCCGTGCGACGCCCACGACGGAATGGCCGTGGGACCTGAGCTGGTACAAGCCGACGAACAAGCGGCGCGACCTGGTGAAGGCCGCCGCGCTGATCATCGCAGAGATTGAGCGCCTGGACCGGGCAGTTGAGGCCGATCTCATTGCCCTGCGCGGACAGGCGGCGGCAGCGGAAACCTTCAACGCGGACGGGGTAGACCTGTGACTGCCGCCGAGCTGGCCCCGCTCTCTCTCCCCACCTTCCGCCTGGAGCAGCGCGTGAAGATCACCGGCCCGGACGACACCGGCTGCTGCGAGCGCGTGGGCCAGGAGGGCGTGGTGGCGTTTGCGACGCCCGGGGACGACTGGGTCGTGGACTTCGGCGACATGCAGTGGGGCTGGTACGCGGGGAAGAACCTGCAGGGGGTAGAGGCGTGATGACTCCGGAAGTGAAGGCGCAGTGGCTGGCCGATCTGCGAAGCGGTGAGTTTGAGCAGGGCAGAGGCGTGATGCGCAGCCCTGAGGGCCAGTTCTGCTGCATGGGCGTGCTGTGCGACCAGTACGCCCGCACCCACGGTGAGGACTGGGGTCCGGTCACCACCATCTATGGCGCTGAGGGCTACAGATTTGATGGGGAAGTTACCTTCCCTCCCGAAAAGGTGGTTGATTGGGCCGGCCTGGAATACTTCGACCCGAACGTTCTCCACCCTGACGGGATACAGGGAACCGTCTGCATTTCAACGCTGAACGATCATGACGACCTGACGTTCGCCCAGATCGCCGACCTGATCGAGGCCCAGCTGTGAGCGCCACCCGGATGACCTGCGAGGGCTGCGGCGAGCGCTTGACGATGGGCGACGGCGAGACCCAGTGCACGGGGTGCGAGACGAAGTGCAAGGCGGTCAACCCGGAGATTGTCCGGCTGATCCAGCAGGAGGGCGTCGAGTTGCGCATTTCCGGCCATCTTCGCAGCGGCTTCAATGCCGGCCTCAACACCAACTGCGGCAGCAGCTCCGTCTGGTTGGCCGAGTCGGACTGGTTCCCGACCATTCAGGAGGCTGTGCAGGCCGTGCTGACCGACCAGAGCATCCAGCCCGAGGTGGACGCATGACTTCCCGCTCCAGAGGCTCCACCCGCATCATCACCGGCTGCATCCTCTTCATCGGCTTCGCAGGCAATGCGAACAACAGCCCTCTGACGCCCCAGATCCTCCTTGCCCTGGCCCTCTCGGCCCTCCTCGCCGTCTGGGGAGCCGCCAGGAACCAGCATGGGCCGCTGCTGGCGCGAGCAAAAGGGTGGGCTGGAAGAGGGGTACGGGCCAGACGGCAGGTGCTGTACCGCAGGGCAAGCTCGTGAGCCGGGCGGAGGGGTATCTGCGGGACCGGCTGATCGACGCGCCGCTGTCGGAGAGCTGCCCGGATCGGCACCGCTGCGAGCCGAACACCTGCGACTGCGAGGTCATCCCAGCGAGAGAGCCGTACGTGTTCACGCTGGCGGAGCTGGAGATCCTGGCCGCCTACAAAACCCAGAACTAGCACCTGCAGGCCCGTCGACGGATTGAACATCTGGCCCTCTCGCACGCACAGGAGTCCACCATGACCGCAATCGCACGCACCACCAAAGCTGCTGCCCTGCCCCAGTCGCCCGCCTCGTTCGTCCCTGGGCCCACCTTCAAGCGTGCGCTGGCCCTGGCCGGCCTGGTCGCCCCGACGCGCAGCAGCAATCCGCTCCTCCCCGCCCTGAGCTTGCACAGCCTGGACGGTGCCCTGACCGTCAGCTGCACCAACCTGGAGATGATCCTCCACCAGCAGGTGACTGCGGCCGATCTCCCGGACTTCCATGTGATGGCGAACGCGCAGAAGCTGCGTCAGGCCTCGGCCTTCATGGCTGAGAGCACCGTGCCCCTCAGTGTGGACGGCAAGCAGCTGCGAATCGGTCTCGAAGAGGACGGGTCGGTGATGACGCTCGAAACCCGGCCCGGCGAGGAGTTACGGATCTTCGAACGGATGGGCCTGAACGACACGCCCGCCTACACCCACCGCGTCCCGGCCGCCGAGCTGCGCAACGCCCTGCGAGCGGTCTCGTACGCTGCCTCCAACGAGGCCTTCCAGGCCGTGTTCCGGGGAATCGCCCTGAAGCAGCGGAACGGCGGGTACGAGGTGGTGGCCTCGGACGGCTTCCGCGCGGCCATCTACACGGTCAGTGCACCCCTGCCAGACGCCATCATCCCGAAGCGTGTCGCCCAGGTGATCGCCGAACTGCTGAAAGGCGCCAAAGCGGGCGACGAGGTCGAACTGGCCGTGGTCGAGGCAGGCAAGGTGAACGAGGGCGCGGCGTGGCTGGCCGTTCGAACCGGCGGGGTGCAGCTGTACTTCCGCTGCATGGACGGCACCTTCCCGGACTATGGCCGGGTCATCGAGAGCGACACCGCGAAGTGGATCAACGCCACCTGGAGTCGTGAAGGCATGTTGCGCCGTCTGAAGATGCTGCGCCTGACCGCTGACCACAACAGCAACCACCGGATCGAGTTCAGCTACCGCGGCGACCGCCTGAGCCTGAAGGCCGAGGGCGACGACGGCAGCATGCAGGCCACCCTGCCCCTGGAAGCCCCTGTGGCACGCACGAAGGACGGCGCCGACACGGCCTTCAACGCCCTGTACCTGATGGACGCCCTGGGCAACACGGCCGCCGAGCACACGCTGATTCGCGCCTCCCACGAACCGAAGCCCAACGGCCGCGTCCAGATCAGCGCCGGGCCTTACCTGGCCATCGTGGTGGCGTTCCGTGTCTGAGGTCGCCCCCACACCGCCCGCCCTCACCCCCCGCGAGTCTGACATCCTGCCGCTCCTCGCCGACCGCCTGAGCAACAAGGAGATCGCCAGACGCCTGACCATCTCCCCATACACGGTGAAGGACCACTTGGGCCGCCTGTACCTCAAGCTGGCCGCACACGACCGCCATCACGCCGTCCTCCAGGCCCGTGCCCTGGGCCTCCTGCCCGCGCTGGCTGGGGCCGGAGCTGGGAGGGAAGGATGACGGCATGGACGCACAGTGACCTTGTCCGCATCGCCCGAGCATGGCTGTTCCGGCATGGTCACGGCGTGGTGTTCTCCGAGTTCCAATACATGGGCCACGACGAGTTCCCGGACGGGCTGGGCTTCCGGCCCTTCCTTGACTACACAGTTTTGATCGAGTGCAAGGCGAGTCGCAGCGACTTCCTGGCCGACGCTAAAAAACCCTTCCGGCTCAACCCTGAGCACGGTATGGGTGACTTCAGGTGGTACATGGCCCCCGCTGGTCTTATCCGCCCCGATGAACTCCCGGAGCACTGGGGCCTGCTGGAAGTGCAGCCGAACGGACGGGTCTGCAAGACGGTCTGCCTCGCCTACATCCAGAAGACGAACACCGAGAACTGGCGTGATCTGCATGCACGACGGGATGTCCAGCAATTTCAGAAGAACGCTCTGGCAGAGCAGCGCCTGATGTATGCCGCCGCCCGCCGCCTCACCGTTCGGGAATGCTGGGACATCCTGGGCACCCCAGAAGGTCAGCGGGTCACATGGCAAGCTGCCCACCCCGCCCAGGCCCCGGCCGCAGCCAGAGCAGGAGCGCCAGTACGCGCACAGGAGGGATGAGATGAAGGCAGTTGTGATGGTATCCGGTGGCCTCGCCTCCTGGGCCACGGCCAAGCTCGCCAGCAAGAAGTACGAGCAAGTCGCCTATTTGTTCAACGATGTTTTGGTCGAAGATGCCGACCTCTACCGGTTCCTGCTCGAAGGTATGGCGAACGTGCTGGGCGTTCCTGCGCCCACCGACCTGATGCGCCGCGCGCTGGCCCTGCCAGACGTGGACAGTGACGCCAATGTGGAGATCCGCCGTGCCGAGCTGGCCAAGATTCGCGCCGAGGCGATGCAGCGTCTACCCGGCTTTACTTGGCTGGCCGATGGTCGCACCCCGTTTGAGGCGTGGCATGACCACCGCTTCATCGGGAACAGCCGACTCGCACACTGCAGCATCGAGCTGAAGGCGGCCGTGGGTGACGCCTGGGTGGACGCGAACTGCGACGCCGAGACCGTTCAGGAGTTCGGAATGTACTGGGACGAGGGTGGACGCATCGAGAAACTGCGGCGCCTCAAGAGGCGCCGCATCGGAGACCTGCTCTTCCAGTCCGGGTTGACCCACAGCGACATCGCCGCCTGGGCGAAGTGCGAGGGCATCCCGATCAGCCGCAGCTACCTCTACGGGTACAGCCACGACAACTGCAGTGGGCTCTGCTGCCGCAGTAAGCCGTGGCGGGCGTGGTGGATTCACGAGACCTCCGAGTCGTTCGTGGCCCGCACCTGGGTCGAGGCAATCGGCTGCTTGTTCGGCATGGTCGGCAACAGCTTTGAGGATGACGAGATACAGAGCGGCGAGCTGGACCTGCACGCTAACACCGTCACCGACGAGGACGGGCGCACGCTGACGCTGGCCGAGTGGATTGCTGAGATTGAGCCCACGGAGCCGTTCCAGCTGGGGACGAGCTATGTCTGAGTCGATTGCCGCGCCCGCCCCGGCCTTGTCTGACGCTGAGGCAGCAATAGAAATCCTGACCGAGTTGTTAGATCGATTTGAGGTCAAGCATCGGCTGGGCAAACGGACACTCGCTCAGCTGCTCATTTCGCGTGGCGTCCGGCTCGATGCCCGCCTCCTCGCTCAGCAGCCTGCCGCCCAGGCCCCGGCTGAGGCGTTGGCAGAGGAGATTGCCGCCCTCACAGCCGAGTACAACACCTTGCCGATTGTGGATAACGGCCTGTGGTACCCGCTCGGGAATCTGATCGAACTGCTGGAGAAGCAGGCCAGTGTCGCGCGTGGTGTTGAGTTGTGGCGAGGTGATGTTGCTAAGCGGCGCGCTGCTCTGACCGCCGCCGAAGCTGGGGAGGCGGGGTCTTGAGCGGGTTGGGGGAGGTGCTGCATAAGCTGGCGCAGGTGCTACCGGAGCGGTTCAAGTTCAGCGCCGCCGATCCGGATCGCTTTCTCGTCCATCTGCCGCACACCCTGCGAGGAGACCCGAAGCGTTGGCTTACCATCTTCTATCGCGACGAAGGCGAATGGGAGCTGGAAGAAATTGATGGGTACATGTGGCTTGAGTTCGCGCTCAGAGAGGAGTGCGAGGCACGGGATTGGCCTTGGGTGACGCAACAATTTATGAAGAAGTGGCATCCGGACCGGGGCTGCAAGGCACTTGTGTACCGTCCTGGTCTGCCTGTCGATAGCTGGGGCAAGCAGCAAGACTTCTTGGAAGCAGAGGCCAGCACCCCAGCCCACGCCCTCGCCATGGCGTTCCTCGCCGCCCTGGCCCCTGCCCCCGCCGAGGCCGAGCAGCAGCAGGGGAATGAGGAGGGAATGGGATGAGTGAAATGATTCGAGGCTTGACGTTGCGCCACCCGTGGGCATGGGCATTCTTGAAGGGCAAGGATGTCGAGAACCGGACGTGGCGTCCAGAGAGGCAAGGCGGCAAGGTCGGGATGTTCGTCGCTCTGCACGGGGGTCTGCCCCCGAAGAAGACGGATCACGACTACCACGACGAGATCGCCCACGCCCTGGAGTGGATGGACGATTTAGGTCTCATCCCCGGTGTTGAGTTGCCGGACTTCGGGCATTACTACCAGCCGAATATCATCCGTGGCATCTCACCATCCGCTACGGCTGAGAACACCGCCCGCTTCTGCCTGCCTGGGATTGTCGCCGTCGGCCGGTTGACCAGCGTTTCTGACAACAGTGAGTCACCGTGGGCTGCCGAGGACCAGCAGCACTGGCATATGGATGTAGTGGTGCTGCCTGAACCCGTCCCGCATCGTGGTGGTCAGGGTCTCTGGACGGTAGAGCCGGACGCGTTGCTGCAAGTGCGGCAGGGCTGGAAGCGTGCTAACGAGGGAGGAATGGAATGAAGGCAAAAGCATTGGTTGAACGTCTCAGCACGCTGACCGCAGAGAAAGGGCAGGACATGGAAGTGCGGTTGATGGTGGACAGTGGGGACGGCACATGTCTCGGTGCCTGCGAACTGCAGGACATCTGGTGCGGTGAGGATGTGGCGGGGACGCAGCTGTGGATCATGCTGTCCGGCACCGAGGGCACCACGACGGCAGAAGCGGGGAACACCGAGGCCTCACCCTGCCCGAACTGTGGTCGGGAGTCGAATGCACCCCAGAAGGACGGGCGCATCTACTGTTTTTCGTGCGGACAGGACTACCGCCAGGGGGAAGCGTGGCCATGAAAGAGCATGTCATGAAACGGGACAAGGAAGGGCTGTGCTGCGTGATCTGCGGGGCGTGGGACACAGATTCAGATTTCACAGCAGAGTGCACTGGCTCAGTGGTAACGCAGGAGGTGATCGACAAGCTGGTCGAGCCAGTGACCCCCGACCGGACCCCCGCGCCCGCCCAGGCCGGAGCTGGGGAGTTTATGGTCTGGATCGCCGTCGGGCCCAGCGGCAAGATCGTGTCTGCGTCCAGAGAGCGTTACCCCTCGGACGGGAGGGAGCAGCACGTTTCAAGGGAGCAGTTTGCGCGCGAGTTCGGGCGCCCCGACAGTGTGGTCTTGCTTGTGCCCGGCCCGGTCACTCTCGGAGGGCAGGTTCCGGCCAAGCACTTGACCGCCGCGCTCCGCCTCCTCGCTCAGCAGCCTGCCGCCCAGGCCCAGGCCCCGGCTGAGGCTGGGCAGCTAGAGGTCGTGTCGGCGGCCGTCCATGACGAGTGGATGGAAGAGCAGCGTAGGCGAGGCCGGACCAGCTCAGTCGGGCGTGACGGTGAAGAGTACATGGTGCCGTACTCGGAACTCAGCGAGGCCGCAAAAGAGCTTGACCGCGTGACCGTGCGGGCCGTACTGAAGCACGTTGCCCAGCCCGTCGCCCCGGCTGAGGAGAACAAGCGGCTGCGAGAGGCGCTGACGGAAGCCCTGCCTGTGCTTGACGCAGTGCTGGCCCGCAGGCGAGTTCTCGACAATATGGCTGGCCCGACGATGGGCCGCCACCCCATGCAGGACGAGTACAACAGTGCCGAGGCAGCCCTCGGCCGGTTGGTGCGGAGTCCGATCCGGTTCAGCATGATGATTGACCGTGCCCGCGCTGCTCTGGCCGCCGCCGAAGCCGGGACCGAGGCAGGGGCGTGAGCGGGCTGGGGTTCAGCACCCTTCCGGCCGATGCGCAGTACTGGCTGGCCGACCATTACCTGCACTTCATTCCGACACCCATTACGCCAGAGCAGCCCGTGCCGCTCATGGATGACGCTACGTATGCCCGCTTTATGGAAGCCACGCAAAACGAGATCATCAAATTCAATTCAGCTCAGGATTTCCTCGAATTCTGGTGGTTGAGCCGGGAGGATTCGGGCAACCGTAACAAGAAGCAGCGGGCCGTGATGCAGGTCGAGTACGAGGCCGAGCGTGAGCGCGTGAGGGCGCAGCGGGACCGCACCGCTCAATACGTCGGATACGCCCAAGCACTCCGGGCAAGACGTGAGGAGGTCCGGGTAGCCGCACTGGCAAGCGCATTAGCCGAGCAAACTGCCGCTTTAGAGCAGAGTGATGGGGAGGTGGACCGTGGGGAATGACGTGAGCGTGACGACCCCAGTGCACAAGGCCAGGAAGGCGCACCGATGCGAGGAGTGCTGGCAGACCATCCAGCCCGGCGAGGCGTATCTCCGCAACAGCGGTGTGTTCGAGGGGGAGCCGTACTCCTACCCGCTCTGTCAGAAGTGCGAGGCGCTCTGGCGGCTCTGCTGGGAGCATTCGGACCGCTTCCACTTCGACCACGGCGACCCGGTACCCGTCAGCGGGCTGCGCGACCACTTTGTGGACATCGACGTGCTGCAACGTGACGAGGTCTGGAGCATCTGTGGCGTGACGCTGGAGTTTGCCGACCTGCTGGAATACGCGCCTGATCGACCGTGGCTTCCGGTGCAGCCGCTTCCACGGGCAACCCAGTGACCTCGGCGGGCCGGGGCGCAGGCGAGAGCGGGTGTGAGGCGAAGTCTGCGCTGTCAGGCAACTACACGCACGCCCACGGTGAAGCCGAGCGCCGCCTGAAGACCGGTGCCCGTCAAGGTCGCTGCCTGACGTGCAAGCTGTGGCGCTGGGCAGACGAACCCTGCCCGCTGGCGACGTTTGCGAAAGGCAAGGCTCCCAAACCTGAGCCTATCCAGTGACCCACCTGCCTTGCCCAGCTATCTAAAAGGCCAGAACTTATACTGCCTAGTTGTTTTTAGGCCGCATAAATGACAAGAGGCCGACGTATTGTCGGCCCCCCGTTGACCTACTATCTGGCTTTCGGCTGGTCTGCCGGGGAAACGTTGGAATCGAACCAACTCCTAGACGGCGCTGCCGCATCGCTCTCCCAATGAGCTGCTTCCCCATTTCGGGCCATCTTATTAAGCGCTGGCCTTCCCAGGTGGGGTATCACTCCCCCACATCGCGCTGCGCAGCTCTCGCGTCTTGATACGCAGGCCCTGCACGGGCATCTGGTCGCTCCGCCCGGAATCAAACCGGAATTACCAACTTTATCGCTGGCGTCTTTTCATTAAACGACAGAACTGTTGTCAAGAAGCGGGTCGAGCCCGCCCCCTTCCTAAGAGTTTAACCCTTTAGACGTCTGGACGTCTAGCTGTTCAACCATTCAGACAGCAGCCGGTTCATGAGCGTGCTCAGGTCTTCATCCGTGCCCAACAGCTGCCGCTGGGCGTTGAGCTTTACATCTTTCTGCAGATAGAGCGTGGTCTTTTCAAAGGCAGCGTTGCTGGATTTCCCGCCCCGGCCGCTTGGCTGTTCAGGCGTCTGAACGTCTGGACGGCTGGGCGTCTCGCTTGCTTTTTCCCTGAAGTTGCTGACCATGCCGAACCGACTGGGCTTGCTCACCGGGCCGCCTCGGCAAAGGCCATCATTTCCCGCGTGGCGCTTTCGTAGTCCATGCCCGCAATCCGGGCGCGGATGTTCTTCAGGTTCCCCACCGTGACGCCCTGGGCAGACGCATCTTCAAACGCCTCGCTGCGCCTGATCTGGCTTTCCAGAACAGGGACGCCCAGCCCGGTCAGATAGTCCCGCGCCGCCTCCGCTTTGGTCGACGGGTGAGGTGGGACGATGGTCAGCAGCACCCTGAAAGCCCGCCCGCTCTTTCGCAGCACGTCCGCCGTCTCCAGCACTGCGCTCAGGGCCAGGGTGGACGGCGGGGAAGGCAAGATGACCAGATCGCTCTGGTGTGCCAGGTCGGTGATGTCCCCGTCTGCCAACCCGCCCTCGGTGTCGATCACCACATGCGCGAAGTCCTGGCTGGCCTGCCCCGCCTCGCTCTCAGGGAGCACCGTGAAGGGCAGTAGTCCCGCGCTCGCCCAGAGTGTCGCGCTGCGGGTATCGTCCCCGTCTATGAGCAGCGTGGGGCCACGGCGGGCTAGGTAGCTGGCGACGTGTACGGCTGAGGTCGTCTTACTGACGCCCCTTTTTTACTGATAAACGACAAGATCATGCCGGGAATCATGCGGCTAAATGTCTGAGAGTTCAAGCGTTCAGACGTCTAAACGTCTCGACGGCTGCGGCTTGGAGGATAGTTACCGGACTACTCGGCTGATTTGCCCTACCCTGTCCCAGTGCGCCCTTTCTACTCTCCGGTCGAAGCCGCCGGTCTCCTCGCTGACGCCTGGGCCGCCGATAGGGGAGAGGAGGGGTGGGTCGATCCGGTCACGCTAGAAGCGCTGGCGTGGTCTCTCGATGCTGACCCGGAGTATCTGGAGGAGACGTGGCAGGCGTGGGCGGACGAGCTGGAGGCGCAGGGGTATACACCGACTGAGCTGGACGAGGCGCGGTACTGGCTCGACGTGGTGGTGATCGGGGGAATAGGGGAGAGCTGAGGTGAAAAGGCGCCCCCGCCTAGACGCTTCTCAGCGCGGGCGGGGGCTTCTGGGCCTTAGTTCCTCTTTTTAACTATCTCGCCTCGTTTACCCCCGAGCCTCACTATCAGGGCACCCAGGACCACAGTTTAGCGTTTACGGCGCAAGGTGTCCGTCACTTCAGCTGGATGTACACAGGACGGTCGCCGCTGCCGGCCCGATAGAAGGTGGCGCTGGCGTTCTTCAGCGTGCCGGTGATGCTTAGGCGGTAGCCCTTGCCGCTCGGCACGTCGCCCACTGGACAGATCCAGCTCTTGCTGTACGGCGTGCATTTCGCACCCACCACCGTCACCGGCCCGAACAGCGTCACCACCGCGTCCTCGGCGACCGTGGCGGCCGGGTTGGACAACAGCACCGTCGCGCCGTCGGTGGTCAGCGTGGCGGGCTCGCCCTGCACCGCTGAGAGGATCGGAGCGCACGAGGCCAGGAACCCGGCCACCAGGATGATCAGCATCTTCTTCACAGCCCCACCTCGCTTTCCAGTTCGAGAATCTTGGCCTGCATCTCCCCGCGCGTCTGCGGGTCGAGACGGGCCGTACCGTCGGTCAGGTCGCGCACCAGGCGCAGGGCCAGCAGCAGCTCTTCCGCGTTCGGGATTGACTTCTTGAGTAGTTCGAAGATGTTCACTTCAGGTCCTCCAGTCCAGTCGGTGCCGGGACGTTCTGCAAGTCGGCGTAGGTGGCTGGGGCGTACCCAGCCGGGAGATCAGAGGCGGTACCCATCTGGACGGCTTGCCCAGCCTTGGCAGCGTCGATCTGCTTCTGGTAGTCCCCGAAGCCTTTGATGATCGCCGTGGCGTAAGCACCCAGGGCCGCCCACCAGCCCGCCGAGCCGGAGCCGAAGGCGTGGCTGAACAGGCCAAAGCCCAGCACGAAGGCGGTGCTGAGCACGATGTACACGTAGCGGGTGGTGTCCCCCTGGAAGCCCAGGCGCTTCTTCAGCAGTGTCGTGAGTGGGCTGGCGACTTCCTTGACCAGCCAGCCGATCACCACACTGGCAAGCGTCCAGATGTAGTCGGGCACCTGAGCAGCCCCCACCACCGGGGCCGCACTCTGGGCGAAAGCGAACGAGCATGCCAGAACCAACATGGGCCAGATCCACTTCATAACTTCCTCCTGTTCTCGATGGCGAAGCCGACCAGCTCGCCCGTCTGTTTGTTCTTGACCAGGCTGACCCGGTCGTACCCCTGGGCGTTCTTGAGCCGCAGAATCACCTGTTCTTCAGAGGCAGGCTTGACCACGGCGGGCGCAGGTTGAGCGACCGGCGGCGGCACCGTTACCCGTTCGGCCCGGTCTTGCCACTCGGCGAGCTTCGTGCCGTTGATCGGGTCGGTCCACTGGAAGTGCATGCCGTCGGCGTACGCACCCGTCCAGCGCCCACCCCAGGTCCAGCCGTACTCCTCGAACACCTGCACCACGTCCCGGTTGATCTGCATCCGCTCGAGCGGCACGCCGTACCCGTTCCAGGCCGCGTCGAGGTCGATGGCCGCCCCGAAGGCGTGCACGCTCAGTGCCCGGGCCGGGTCGTGGCCCATGTGGCGGCCCACGAAGGCGCCGTTGTAGGTCTTGAGCTTGCTGGCCAGGCCGCGCCGGACCACCTCGGCCCAGGTGGCAATCAGCACCGGCGCGACCAGGCGGTGCAGGGTGATGCTCTTGACCACCACGCCGGGGTAGGCGGGCCAGCCGGGCAGGCTGCTGATCGGGACGCGCACCAGGTTGGCAGCGGCCCAGGACGGTGAGGGGTCGAAGTTGCCGCCGCCGGTCTCGCGGGCGCCGGGGCCCTTCGGGTTACCGTAGGCGGCCATGAGCTGCGCGGTAGTCTCACCGGCCGGGCGGGCGCGGATGGCCGCAGCGATGTCTAGGGTCATGCTTTCCACCTCTCGAGTTCCTTCTCGGCCGTGTGCGCCCTGGCCTCGGCCACCTCCGCCCGGACCCGGTACTCGGCCAGGGTGTCCCAGATGGTCGGTCGCGTGCACAGCCGCCACGTCAGCACGATGGTCGCCAACTCGGCCAGCAGGAAGCTGAGCGTCGCCGGGTTGCCGGTGTAGACGTTCCGCGCGAAGTTCATCATCAGCGCCGTCGCCACCACCACCCAGGCGGCCCGCGTCTGCCACGGGGCCTCACGCACGTACCAGAGCGCGTAGGCGATGATCAGTGCCGGCACCCAGCGGCCGATCACCAGCAGCAGCCCGCTCACGCTGGTGTGCAGCTCCGGGATGATCTGAGTCGACCCGATCACCGTGTCGCCGATGTCGGCCAGCACCGCCGGTACGAAGGCGCCCAGCAGGATCACTCCGCCCAGGAACACCACCAGCAGCGCGTCCCCCCACGTCCAGGCCGGGCCGCGCCGGGCGTGCGCGCGCTCCACGAGCCGTTCAGCTTGTTTTGTTGCCATCATTCGGACCCTCCTTTTTCGTGAGTGAGACGCCATATTTGCCACTGATCAGGCCTGCCGCGAAGCTCCAGAGCGGCGGGCCGATGGAGCCGTAGACCATCGCCAGCCCCATCGCCGCCTTGATCTGGAGAGGCTTGATGCTGTCCTGGATCAGCAGCAGCGAGACGGCCGCCAGCGTGCCGTACAGGGTGTCTCGCATCACCTCGCCGAGCGTGGTCGGCACCTGCCCGGCGCGGCGCAGGTTGTCGCGTTCCTTGCTGGCCCGGAGCCAGCTGACCACCAGGGAGAGCACCACGCTCACGGTCAACAGGACGATGAAGCGCAGCCCGATCAGTTCCTGCAGCTCTGGTGTCATTCCACCCCCTCGGGGACGCGCCACCAGCGGCCGGAGCGGTCCTGCCATTCGACCCACCACCAGCTCGGGGTCTCCCGGATCAGTGCGCGGTTGGGGAACAACTCTTCGCGGCCGGGCGGGTTGTCGGGGAGGGAGCCGCCGAGCAGGGAGGCGTAGCGGACGTAGGCCACACCCTTGCAGCCGGGGCGCTGGCGAATCTCCAGGCGCTTGTCGAGCAGGTTTCCGGGCGTGGCAGTGACGGTAACCCGGCAGAGGGTGGGGGCAGGAGGCGAGAGGGAAGCGGACGCGGCCCCGGACAGCAGGGCCGCGAGCAAGACATGTTTCATGGACTCTCCAGGGTCAGGCGGCGTCGGTGCTGATCTTCAGGTCGAGGAAGGAGGTGGCGGCCGTCAGGCCGATGACCGTGCCTGCTGCCTTGAACAGCTGGATGCGTGCCGCTCTGGCGGCATCCGCCTCGGCCAGCCCAGCGAGCGGGGACGCGGGGACATTCCGCTGGATGTTGTTCGCGGTGGTCAGCCCGGTGGTAGTCGGCGTCCAGATCGGCGTGTAGCCCTTCCGGTAGGTGCCGCTCTTGTCGAACACGTAGTAGCCGACGTCCGAGTTGGTGATGAAGTTGTCGTGGTACAGGGAGGCGTCCGAGTTGGTCAGGTTCCAGCTCTGCAGTCCACCACCTTCCTGCCCGTTGCCGTCCGCCCCGCTCTGGGAGGCCCAGGCCAGCTTGCTGTAGCCACCAGGCGCATTGCTCCGGATCACGCCGGCGCTGACGACGATGATGTTGTCGAGCCCCTGATGGTGCCCAGCCTGAATCGCCGCGCCGTAGTTTGCGGTCGTGACGATGGTCACGGACTGCATCACGAAGCCCTGCGACACCGTCGTCTCCGTGAGCCCCGTGAAGCCGATCTGGTCGCCCATCAGTCCGCCCGTGCCGGAGTAGGGAATGGTGTTACCGTTGCTGTCCCGACCGAACCATACCGTTGTCCCGCCGCTGGCGACGAACAGGGGGTCATACGGCAGGGCGTTCTCGACCAGCCCGCGCCGGAAGTACATCGTCTCGCCTGACTTGCAGTAACTGTTGTAGACGCTGAGAGCATCCTCGAAGTAGGCCCCGTACACGGGGTCGTTCCGAAGGATGAAGTCCTCGCAATACGAGTTGTTGCCGGGAAAGCTCTTGCAGTTCTGGAGCTGAATGTAGTTCGCGACGAGGTGGTTGGTGGTCCAGTTGCCGCTCGCGTCCACCTGCCGGCCGTCGACGTTGTACTTGCCCCACTTCGAGATGCGCACACCACCGGTGGAGAGGCCGCTCAGCGCGTTGGAATTGAAGTCGGCCATCAGGGTGCCGCGCGTGCCGTGCGACTCGCAGTTCACCACCTCGAGATTCGCCACCTTCTCGCCGGCGATGTCATGGGCCGGCAGGGCGTTGGCGAACCCTGCCGGTGGTTTGCCAGACAGGAACAGGGTTTCTTCGAACCGGAGATTTGCGTTGGTCCCGAGGTACACCATGCCGGTCTGCTGGCTGGCGTTCAGGCCCCACCCGAAGAGATTGCTCAGGTAGACGGTGACGGCCAGGGTCGTGAGGAACTTGACGGCCGGCACCCCGGGGACGGTGCTCCGCAGGTTGCCGAGGCTGATGCGGTACCGTCCATTCACCATCGGGCCATACGTTCCAGCGGTCAGGTCGGCGTCCGTGATGACGAGTGAGGTGGTCCGGTCCGTCCAGCCGATCAGGTTCGCAAGCCTGTTCCGCAGGGTGATCAGGTTCAGACCGTCAATCAGGAAGGCCGGAAGAATCCGCCCGTTGGCCCCCTCGGCGAGCGCGAGGCTGACCGAGGTGGTCACCACCAGGGCGGCGCCGTCCAGTCGGTACTTGGTGGCCGGGTTGTCCGCGAGCACCACCAGGCCTTTGGCGTCGATCGTGACGTAGCGGGCCATCACGGGCCTCTGGGAGCAGAACCTGGGGCAGCCCAGTAGGCGCCGAAGTCGCCGATCCAGACCCGGCCACCACCGCCGCCCACGCCGACGCCGCCCGCGCCCATCACGCTGTTCTGCCAGCCCCAGAGCGTGTAGTCGCTGGGTTCCGTGCCGCCGGTCGGCCAGATCTTCGCGCCGACGAAGGTGCCGATGGTGTCGAGCACTACCCGGAAGCCGACGCCGCCGTCGAGGGTGGGGGCGAGCTGATTGCCGCTGGCCGGGTCGGTGCAGTTCACCCAGTTGGTGTTGCCGTTGAAATACCCGAGGGAGAACGTTCGGTTGGCCGCAGTGTCGTTGGAGTTGATGTACACACCGACCCCCACCGGCGCCGCGCCCGTGCCTGAGACGCGGTTCAGCACCACCATCGGGCTTCTGTTCCCGTCGCCCTTGCTGACGACCGTCTGCATGCCACCGTCGACGAAGGCGGTGATCCCGGCGTGCATGCCGACCTGCCAGGCGTAGGCGGTGTTGTTGAACTCAGCGATCGCCCCGTTTGGCGAGGAGCTGTTCGTGTTTGCCTGCGTGAACCGGAAGGTGCCGCCGAAGTTCCCCCAGGGGTAGGTCCAGATGCCGGCCGGAATCGCCGCGCCGTCCGTGTAGGCATAGGTGCCGGTGGTGGCGATCTTATCCTGCACCGTCTGGACCGGTGTGCCGGTGATGTCACCGAAGCGGATGCTGCCGAGCGTCAGGTTGGCCAGCAGGGTGCTGGCGCTGAGTGCTTGCCCCGGTTCCAGGTACGCCTGGAAGGCGGTCGGAGCATACGGCGTGTAGCCGTTCGACGCGTTCCGGTCGTAGTAGGCCACGTTCGTGTCGGCGTTGCTCGTCTTCTGCTTGAGCGTCATCACGAGACCAGCCGTCAGCCCCGACAGCCCGGTGATCTGCCCCTGGTTCAGCAGGTAGTAGTTGCCGTTCGGGTGCTTGAAGAATCTCGGAATGTTGTCGCGGAGCTTGCCCAGCATCGAGCGGTCGAGGTCGCGCACCACACCGGGCGCGACGAGGTAGCAGATGCAGCCGGTGGTGCCGCCCGTCAGGCCGGTGACGATCAGCGGATCGGGGGCCGCGGCGCCTGCCGCCGCCAGCACTTCCATCTTGGCGCTGTCGAAGGCGAACGTGGCTGGGCTGGTGTGGGCCGCCGTGACCCGGTAGCTGCTGCCGCCCTGGGTGAAGGTGTCGTTGACCGCGTAGGCCGTCGCGGCGGCCCAGGCGTTACGGGGATTCAGACCGGCCACGGTGAAATCGGTCTGCCCGGTGCCGTCGTCGTAAGCGACCCGCAGCGTGGTCGCGTTCGGCTTGCTGAAGGCCAGTCCCCGCCCGGCCTTGCCGCCTCCGCCTCCGCCCCTGCCCCCGAAGTTGCCGGTCATTTGGCGAACCAGGTCAGGCGCACGCCCGCCGTCGACTTGAGGGCGAGGTGGGTGAACTGAGTCAGGCCGGTGCTGTCGAGCAGCCGGTAGGTGTCGGCCGTGCCCGCAGGCAGATAGCCACCCGCCGAGCCGTTGCTCACGTCAGCAACCGGAGCCTCAGCGGTCACGGTGCCGTTGCCAGCCCGGAAGCGCAGGTCGCTCAGGATGGTGCCGACCACCAGGTTCTCGATTCGTACCGAGCCGGCATTCGTGGGGATCTGCACCGGGTGCACGCCGTCGAGGGACTGGCTGCCCGGCAGGTACTCGTTGATCATCCCGTCGATGGGGGTCATCAGGATCGGGGCATAGTTCGGCCCCGAGGGCTGGAAGGCGAGCGGCTGTGCTTTGTCGGACATGCTGAACCTCCTGAAAAACCCCGCCGAAGCGGGGTGTGGATGGGCTGAGTGGCTCAGTTCTCTAGGCGCCTGATACTCACGCTGGTGGTGATGTTGACGGTGTCGCCATAGACCTGCGTCCCTGTGCTGCTGTAGGCCCAGACGTCGATCACGTCACCGGTGACCAGTTCCAGCATCCCGGTATTCGTCAGAGCGATGGAGCCGGTTACGATGCCGTCCTCACCGATCTTCAGCGACTCGACATTGTACCGCCGGACGGCCGCGTTGACGCTGGTCCCGTTCGACCCGACGAACACCACCGTCGCGGCGATCAGGTAGAGCCCGTTCGCCTTCACGGTGTACGTGCCCGGTGCCATCGCGTCGGGCCTGACGGCGTCCCCGCCGGTACTCATGACGCGCTCCATGTTCACCCGCGTCCAGGTCGTCGCCGGGATGCTTTGCAGGGCGTTCTGGGCAGCGGCGGCCAGGAGCGGCTGGTATTCGAGTTGACCATCCGGTCCAGTCACGTCCCTGACGATGGTGTTCGGCCCGACCTTGACCACGGCACGGTCATAGGCGCCGGTGGCCGAGCCGTTGAGGATCTTGTTGCGGTCGCTGATCCCGATCTCGCGCACCGCCACGTCCTGATGGGTGCGGGTGCCATTGATCGTGTGCTCTCCGGCGTAGACCGTGCAGTCGAAGCTGTCGACCAGCAGGATGTCCGCGAACCCGTACCCCGGCCCAACCTCCCCGGTGGTCTGGTCAGGGTCATTGATCCGGTTGTTGTTGATGTAGGTGTTCGCGTGTACGACGAGGTGGCGCGTCTGGTACGCATAGATGGCCCATTTTCCGAGCTGGTAGAAGTGCCCGGCGATCTGGTGCAGGCTCCCGCCCTCAATCAGCGCGGCCCCACCGGTCAGCACGCCGTCGTAGCTGCCGTCGAAGCGGCAGTCGGCCAGGACCTGCATGCTGACGGCGTTCGGGGTGCACCAGATGGCGCACTTGTCCCAGCTGGGTACGAAGTCGGTGCCGGCCACTGAAAGGTTGACCGTCTCCACTTTCAAACCGAACTCGCGCCGGTTCGCCCAGATGTAATTGCTGCCGGTGATGCGGGAGTCGCTGTGTTGCATCACCACGCTGCCGCTCTTGCACCAGATGTTGGTCAGGCGCGTCATGAAGCACGTGGCGTTGCCGCTGGCCAGACAGGCGATACCTGACAGGCCCTGCCGGTCGAGGTCGTCCTTCGAAAAGACGTTCACGTCCTCGACCACCGCGTTGATGGTGTCCCAGAGGGTGATCTCCCAGGTGGCCGTGGGATGCACGTCGGGGCGTTCGAGCGACATCCGTCGGATCGTCACACCCTTGGTGCCCTCGGCCAGCACCTTCTTACCTTCCGCGTCATTCGGCAGGGCAGCCTTCGGTGCCGTCTCGAAGAACGGTACGTCTGTGGTCGCCAGTAGGATGGTGGCCATGCCGGAGCCGTAAAGGTCGGTGTTGGCCCCCACCACGACCTTGTGTGCCCACTGGTAGGTGGCCGGGAGGATGTACACCTGCCCGCCCACGTTCACTGCGGTCTGCAGCGCGTCGCTGTTGACCGTGCCGGAGGCCGCCGCGCTCATGCCGGCCCAGGCAGCGAGCACCGGCCCAGCGTAGAGCCGGATCGCGTACAGACCGCCGGGCAGCCCGTACACCGTGCACCCGTTGGTCGCGCCGGTATCCCGGACGGCAAAAGTGCCACCCAGGATCGCCTGCTGCACAATCACCGTGTCCCCCGAGGCCAGCCCGGCGACACCGGCCAGCAAGGTCGCCAGGGTATCCACCGTCAACCGCTGCCGGATCTGGTTCACGTCGGCGCTGCTAGCAAGGGCGTCACCCGCCGCCACCCAGGCGTGCGTGGCGAAGTTCCACTCGACCCGCTGCTGCCGCCCCCCGGGCCGGTAGGCGCCGCTCAGGGGCCGGTCCCGTGACCAGGCGGTCTGCTCGCTGCTGGTCGGCACACGCGGCAGGGAAGCCGTGAACGAGATGAAGCGGGGATCGAGACCGGCCAGGGCCAGCACGGCGGGGCCGGCGTCGGCGGCGACCTGCAGGTCGTCTGCCATGGTCCCGACCCGCTGGGTCAGGTCGGCGTACAGTTCGACCGCGCCGCCGAGGGCGTCGGCTTTCAGGAACTCGTTGCTCATCCGCCCGCCCGGATGATGTAGTTCAGGGCCAGGAAGGGCGGCATGGTGTTGTGGCCCGCGTTCCCGCCCGTCGCGTCGGTGGGGGCTGCGCCGTTGTAGTCGTAGCTCCCGAAGCCGGTGGTGCCACCGTGGGCACCCTGCGGAATCTCGTACAGCCCGGCGGTGTCATTCTGGGCGGTCGGAGCCAGGTGGGTGTGGCTGGGCATCTCCTGCAGGGTCAGGGCGTGGGCCTCCTCACCGCCGGTCTGGCCGCGCGTGCGGTTGCTGAGGCCCTGTCCCTGCCCGGCGCCGATCACCGTGCGGCCGCGCAGGTCTGGCAGGTTGAACGTCGTCGTGTTGTTTCCGGCGCCGAAGGTGGTGCCGATGGCCGCGTACAGCTGCGCGTAATCGGTCCGGCTCACGGTCTGCCCGTTACAGATCAGCCAACCGGCGGGTGCGGCCGGACCGGCGAAGGCCAGCACGGTGCCGGGCGGGCAGACGAGGAGTTGCACCCCGGAGAGCATGTTCAGCAGCTTCTGGAAGGCGTTCCGGAGTGGTCCGCTGTCGCGCGGGTCTCCGGTGCTCGGCACGGTCAGGGAGCCCAACGGCTCGGCGGTCGGGGTGAGTTGCTGAGGCATGATTACACTCCTGGTCTCAAGTAGAGGATCGTCGGATGGTTGGTGTCCCAGACGCTGCCGTCATCCCAGGGCGAGCCGTCGTCCCAGTAGTCGGTGACGAACTGCGACACCAGATAGATGCCGCGCAGGCGGGCGTGGGCGGGCTTGATCTGGTCGATCACCGCGCGCACCCGGTCGATCTCGGCCTGGGTGAGCGACAGGTCCCACAGCGAGCCGTCGTCCCAGCGGCTGTTGTCGTCCCAGGCGTCGGCGTTGAAGCTGGCCTCGGTGGGGGTCAGGTAGAGACTGAACTCGGCCCAGATGGTGCGGTCCGTCTGGTAGTGCTCGACGATCCGGGTCGGTGGGTAGCTGTAGTAGCGGTAGTCGTCCGGCACGATCAGGGTGGGCAGGGTGTAGGTCTGATCACCCACCGTGTAGGTGCGACTGCCGCTGGTCACCTCGCCGCCGCCCGCCTGGGTGAGCGTCACACCGCCCGTGACCGCCGGGAAGACCCCCTCGGCCGTGCTGCCCTCCAGCATGCCGATGCGCACGCCGTAGCCCATGTGCTCGAGGGCGGCCAGCATGCCGGGCAGGGTGCCCGCCTGGTCCCAGAACTCCCAGGCCCGCAGCAGGCGGTTCCGGAAGGCATCCGGGTACTCGCCGGGGTAGCGCTGCAGGCCGCGCTCCTGCCCGATCAGCTCCAGGCCGTCTTCGGGGGCGAACGCGATCAGCCGGGCCAGCATGGCGGCCTGCGCCCTGGCGGCCAGATCGTCGAGGACACCCGCCAGCGCCGCGAGATGCGCCTGGGTGCCTTGGTCCTGGTAGTCGAGCGGGTTGATCCGGCTCAGCCGCCGCAGGTAGTCACTGAACCCGGTCACCTCCAGACCAGCGTCGGCGTCAGGGTCACGGCCTGAACGGGGGTCAGCACCAGGTCACCGAAGCTGTCGGCGACCTTCGCGTCGACCATCCCGGCTGGCAGCATGGCCGCCTCGACGATCGCGCTCTCGTAGAGCGTGCCGCCGATCGGCATGGCCTGCTGAAGCGCCGAGAGGTTGGCGAGCACCTCGCCCTCAATCCGGGCATGGTCGGCTCCCGGCGCGTAGAGCGTCAGGGTCAGGCTGGCCTGCACCTCGGTCGCGGCGTACACCTGCACGTCGGCGGTGACCGGCCTGCGGTCCTGGATGTAGGCGTCAGCCAGCGCCACCGCTGCCGGGCCGATACCGCCCTCGCCCCAGACCACCACGTCGACGGTGCCCTGCCCGCGCGGGTGCTGATCGAGCACAGTCACCCGGTCGATGCTCGGCGCACTGGAGAGCGCCCAGAACTCGTACGCCCCCCGTGTCGCCCCTCCACCCCGCTCGGCCCATCGGAGGCGGCAGCGCTCTCTCAGGCTGGTGTCGCTCTCCCGGTCGGCCCCGGACAGCACCAGCCAGCCGGGGCCGTTCGTGACACTCAGACCCGGCTGCGGGGTGTTGAGTACGGTCAGGCTACCGGTCACCACGTTCGCCGCGCTGCCCGCCTCCTGTGCCTGGGCCAGCACCGAGACGCTGCCTCCGGCCTCCACCGTGCCCCGTGCGAGCGTCACGAAGCGCACCGCGCCGCTGGTGGTGCTGGCCCAGACCGCCCCCGCCTCCAGTTCATACGGGCCGCTGCCCGGTAGGGCGGTGAACGTCAGGTACCCCTGAGCGAGCACCGAATCCTGGCGCAGCAGGCCGTACTGGCTGTAGGCGAACTCATCCAGCGAGTCGCCGGCCGCCAGTTGCAGGTAACCACCCGCTGCCAGCAGGGCGATCAGCCGCTCGTCGTCGGCCATTCCTTCAGCAGCGATCTCCAGCAGGGTGCGCTGCGGGTCGCCGGGCGTGTAGTTGGTGAGCGGGTGGCCTGGGAATTCCAGGCTCAGCACATTCAGCATCCGGGCCACGAGCTGCGCCCGGGTGCGCGGTTGGATCAGGTCAGAGAGGGGCACTGGACACCTCGAATTGTTGCCCTGCCTGATCGGCGCTGATGACCAGAGTGAACGGTCCAGACGCCGTGTCGAGATCGGCTCTGAGCTGGATAGATTTCAAGGTGACTTCCACTGGCGTCACAGTTGCGTTCAGCACTCGTTCGTCCTCCTCAATCTCGATTTCCAGCACGGCACAGAGGTCTGCGCCCCCATCAGTCACACCCTCGCCGAGGTAGTCGTACAGACTGCACCCGTAGCTGAGGTCATAAAAAACCGCACCTTTCGGGGTGCGGATGCGGCGCGCAATGGATTCGGTGAGCAGGTCAAGGCCGGAAATAAGGCGACCGTTCAGGCCCGGCGAGGCGCTCAGATCCGTGCCAAAGTCAGGCATGGAACACCGCCAGGAGGCCGGGAAGCGCCCCTAGCCGGGCATCCAATTGAGCCAGTAAGTCGTCGGTGGATGATTTCACCGCTTGCAGACTGGTCAGCTTCTCCTGAGCGTTGTTCAGCATGGACGCCTTGCCGGTCAGTTCGGTGTCCACTTTGGTCAGAGCGCCACCGGCCAGTCCGAGAAGATAGCCCGCCGCCGGGCATGCCGCCTTGACTGCGGTTGCCGTCGTCCCGCTGATAAGAGACTGAAGATCATGTAGGGTTGTTTGGGCTTCTCCCAACATCGCTTGGGCATCAGCCAGCGCGGTAAGTTGGGATGTAACCCCTTCGATCTGAGTATCAATTAGCGCGGCGTAACTGGTCAGCTTGGCCTTCTGATCGTTCAGAGCACCAGAGAGTAACCCCGCAACCTCAGTGCTCCCCAATTGGGCTTTCAAGGCGGCTGCGACCTGTGGACCGAGGACGCCTGACAGGGCGTCTAAGTCGCAGGTGGTGGCAGGCGGTGGCAGAGCGGGAAGTTCCGTAGTAGGTGGCTGCGGGACTTCAGAAGGCGCATTGGCCTGTTGAGCTTCCCAGTTCGCACCCTGTGAGTCAAGGAATTCTGTGAGTAGCATCTTTCACCCCGAGTTGACGCGACTGCTGCCGCCAGAAATAACACCCGGCCCGGCCGGTGTGGTGACGGGATCGCCGAGGCGGGCCACGGGTGGGCCGCCGTCAGCAAGGGTCATGGTGGCGGCGGTGAGGTCAAGGTGCGCTACGCCTCGCAGCGTCGTGGTCATACTGGCTGTTGTCATCAGCAGGCCCTGCCCTGCCCGGTCGCGTAGCGTGACACTTTCCGCCCCGCTCTCGGCCTTCAATTCCAAAATCTGACCAGCAGCGTCCTGAAGCAATGCGCGCGGATTGGCATAGACCGATTCATCACTGGTCTTCCCCCTGTCGTCATCCAAGAGGAACCGCTGACTCATCCCGGTCAGAACGTCGAGCATCTCCAGCTCACCAATGACGTGCAGGACCAGTGGCCTGCTCGGGTCGGCGAGTTGGAAGATCATGATCGCCGTGCCGCCCGCCTTTACCTTCACCCGACCACCAGGGATCGGGGGAACCAGCGGAACGCGGGTCAACTTTGGGAGCTGCGGATGGTCCGGCTGAAGATCGAGGTGGTGGTCACCGTGGTCTCGGAGAATTCGACATGGGAAGTGGGCGAGATAGTCAGTGTGCCCCATCACACCGCGCACCACATTCGCCAGCCCGGCCGGGCCCTGATCCGTACCGTCACCAGTGCTCACGCCACTTCGTAAGCGCTCGCCGACGTGGTGGACCACTCGCGTGACGCGCTTTGCGATTGTTTCGTCGCCCCGGGTCATGTTCAGGAGCACACCCGGCGCCAGGGTCGGATCGTCAGTCACCACGAAGACACCTTGAGCGCTGTCCTCGCTTTCGATGGCGAGGCGGTTCGGGTGTTCCTCCCACTGCTCAATGCCGATCCGCACGGTGCCATCAGGCATGACCCGCCAGATGCGCTCCGGGTAGCGGGCCATCAGCGAACCGAGCGCCTCGAAGGCCGCGCCTGCTGGCCTGATCCAGTGAGGCAGGCTTCCAGGTAGGTCGATATCGCCCGCCACCTCCCCGCATTCTTCGAGAATGTCGCGGGCGATCTGCTCAGGTGAAAACGAGCGGTAAGCTTTGGCATCAATGATGTTGCTAAGGCCCCCGCTGCCACCGACCACCCGCACCGCTTGAAAGCCGCCTTCCGGCCCGGCACGATCAACGGCGCATCGGTAGAGTGGCCCACCGTCAAATTGGGCGTCTACGCGATCTCCCTTTTCCAACATCTCTTGGGTGTCCAGTAAAACATCGGCAACCAAACGCCCTCTCAGAGGCATGATGATCTGCCCAGAAATGACTGGCGCACTCGCCAAAGTGAGATAGGACAAAGGCATCACCTCCAATGAAAAACCGCCCGATGAAGGGCGGTGAAAAGGTTGGTTGAGTTCAATTCAGAGCATCAAGGGTAAGTGTCTTGTCCGGTCTTAGAAGTGGCTCCTGATCGATGGTCGGCTTCTGCGGCGACTCAGACCACTTCGCGCCTAGATGCTCTACCAATTCAAACAGTCGTTTGACGTAATACGGCGCGAGATGGCTCGCGCCCTCAGGACTTTCTGCGATTTGCCTCAGATCGGCCAGACTGTATGCGTCCAAGGCAGTAAGGGCAGCCACCGCCTTCTGCGCAGCATTCTGAAAGCGCTGGGCTGCCTCTAGAGGTTTCCCATCTTCCAGCTCCTGCCGAGTCATGGTTTTAGGGAGGACGGGAACCAGAATCTTCTTTCCGTCACCCAGTTCCATCTCCTCGACACCTTGATACGCGGGTGGGGTGTGGCTAGGCTTTGCGGCCTTGGATTTTGGGGGCATGACAGCCATACTGGCAGGCTCGCTCAGCTCGGGCAACTCTTCGAACGGCGTAGGCTCAGGCTGATACTGCTGATGGTGCTCTTGAATGCGTGCCACCACGTCTTTTCGAGCGATGGGCTCGCCCGCTTCCGCCCGCTGGATGAACTCTTGTCGAATCGTCTCGGGGGTAGACCCGGAAGCCAGGGCATAGAGAGCAGATGGGGCAACTTCTAAATTCGTAAAATTTACGAATTTGAATTGCTCCGCCACCTGCATGAACTTCGAGGCTGCACTTCCCGACCAGCTGAACTCCGCACTAAGCCACGCACTGAAATTTCCATGGCCCAGCACACTCTTGACCTCTGTAAGTCGCTGTCCAATCTCTACGATGTCCTGGGCGGCTCGGCGGGCGAGGTTGCGAATCTCCCCAGTGTGTTCCTGCACCACTTCGCGCTCAGGCGCCTTCAGGAGGTCATAGTCAAATTCTCTGGCCTCAGTTTCCATAAGCTCCCTCGCTGCCGTACTCAGACTCTGGCACGCCCAGCAAGATCGGGTGAATCGCTGGAAGCTCTTTCAAAACGGTGAGGCCATGGGTGGTGATGGCGGAAGAAGTCAGCCCCTGTTTTTTCTGGCCTTCGCTGATACCGCTTGCCATCTGCGCCATACGGCTCTGCCATTCGGCCCAGAGATCAGTGGTGGCAATCCCTACACTGCCACGCCAGTCACTCAAGACGCTGATTCCACAGATGTTTACCACGAAGCCCCTCAGGTACGTCAGGCTGCGGTCAACTTCTTTCACGCTGATGCCCAAGCGCTTGCCAATGTCTTCGCGGCTGATTTTACCGGGGAACTCAGTCTCAATCTCGACCAGTACATCGAAATCAATCGCCTTGGGCCGACGCTTGAATCCGGCAGCCTTAAGCTCTTCACGGGCCTGAACAAAGTGTGGGCTCTCGTCAGCGAAGACGCTGCGCAACATGTTGGCAAACGCACCACCACCGAGCCAATTCTGGCCGAACGCCCCCAGGGGAGCGCCGGGCGTACGGAATGTGGCGTTCAAGACCGAGCGAGAGTGCTTGGCGCGCTTATAGCGGAGTTCGAGCGGACTGCGTTCCATCAGCGGTTCAATATTCGACATGTTCTCTCCAGCAATGCAAAGCGCCCACCATAGAGGGCGAGCGCAGACGCGATGTTCAGTTGGTGTCGGCGAAGTACTGATAGTTCCGAATCGCACACAGGGCCCAGTTCATGCCTTCTTGGTCAGCGCTGTTGACGCAGACGCAGTGGAATCGTCCGCGTTTGATTTGGACGATCAGCGGGTAGAGCGTGCTGAGGGCGCGGAATTCTGGCTCGGTCAAGCTGAACTTCCCCTTGAAATCGGACATGCGCCAGGAAATGTACCAGCCGCTGCTGTCCTCTTCGGGGCGCGGTGCGCTCACTGCACAGCCTTCAGGCTCTTGAGTGCAGATCGCTGAGCAATCGAGAGCCCACTCTCAGATTCTTCTCGCTCCAACAGGTTCAGCAACGCTCTCACAGCATTCGGGGAAAGCTCAAGGACGACAACGGGAACTGTTATTAAAAAACTACCGGTAAAATATAGTCTTCCCTTCATTTCTTGACTGATTCTCTGTAAACCTTGAACTCTTGCGGGGTTCGAGCCCATTTTGAAGCGTTACAACTTCGGCAAGCTAAACATAGGTTCGCAGGCCAATTTGTACCACCCCTCGAAAGTGGGATTTTATGCTCAACTTCTCCCATCCCATTTAATAATGCGTGACAGTAAAAACATGCATCACCCTGAAGAATACGTTTTTGCTGTAGATCATCTTTGTTAAACCTGCCTGAGGCAGATGCCACCCTAGCTTTACGCATTGTATTAAATACAACGCGTCGTTTTTTATAACAAGTTTGACATATGCTAGCAGGATTTGCTCTAGATGGTTGCTTGTACATCTCATCAAACGTTTTATGCTCTTCGCAATGTCTGCAGTATTTCTTTCCGGGTTGAAGATCAAGATGAAGTTTACGTCTAGACCGATTAGGATTTTTAATATCCGCACGGCGTCTTGCCTTTTTTGCACATTTTTCATTGTGGCACTTGCGACAAATGCTGCTTCTCAATATGCGGCCCCATCGTAAATGCATATCTTGTAGTAAAGTTAGCTTATTACAAGATATGCAGAATCGAAATCCTTCAGGTGCAGTTTTTTGAGGCTCTCTTTTCAGCCTTTCAGGATTTTTTTTACCCTGGCGTCGCACTCGTCGGATAGCAGCCTTGAGTTTCCGGCATTTCTCGCAGTCCTGCGTAGGCCTCCCGCGTCCATTCCAGACAATAGCCGTACCGCACTGGCATGTGCGCTCTAACTCCCCCCTACTCACGCCTGCACCCCTCTTCAAAGCGGGCTGGGCGGTATTCCCAGGGCATCCGGTCAGACTTAGCCCGGTTGCAGTCGGGGCAGGCAATGACGAGGTTGATCGCATAGTTACTGCCTCCCCTGCTGAGCGGAATGAAGTGGTCCACCTGGAATTTGTTCGGGCCGAAGAAATCGAGCTTGCAGTAACAGTAGTGGCAGAGGTTGTTTTGCCTGCCGAGCCTTATCATCACGTCCCACTTGTCGAAGGTGCCGACCGCGCCGACTTTCTCAGCGCGGCGGCGGTGGGTGGACCTGATCTTGTCCCCACCCCGCCGGCCCTTCATCAGTGAACCTTCCCGCCGAACCGCTCTTCCAGTTGAGCACCGACCCGGTTCATCTGCTCCCGAAGGTTGATCTTCGAGCTGTACTTGCCGTCCTCCCAGGTGAGCAGCCATGCCAGGGCGGCCTGTTCGAGCAGCAGTTCGAGGTGATCGAAGGCGGCGTAGTGGAGGGCGGTGTGCTTCATGCACTTCGGGCAGAAGTATTCCGGCTCACCGTCGTTCATCGAGAGCACGCCGTTTGGCACGTTGCAGCCGTCGCACTTTCCGATGATGCTGCGGGGGAAGTTACTCGGCTGCATCTGCCCCCTCCCGCGCATCTTCTCTTTCCTCAAGATCTTTCTGATTGATAAAGTCGGCGTGCGACCGAATAGCGGCCAGCATAAGAGTCGCTGTGGAGTGGTCCTCTGCGGTGAGACAGGCCACCGAGAAACTCTGACCACGATAGGCGGGCTGAGCGAGAAGCGGAACCAGCCCGCCTATCGCACGAACCTCGGCAAGGTTCAGGGAATTGCCGACAGCCAGTTTGATGTATTGCTCTCTCCCGCTGATGTACCAGCTCACGCGACCTTCTCCACGCTGCCCTGGCTGCACTTGGCATCCGCGATGATCTCGGCCACGTCCTGCATGGTGGCGGGGTTGCCGTTGACCGTGTAGGTGAGGTCGGCGGGCTGGGCGCTCTGCTGGCCGGTCATGGTCACGGTGTAGTGGTGGCTGCCGATCCGAACGCGGTCCATCTCGACCCAGACAAGAACACTAAAGGTCTTGGTTAAAGGGGCGCTCAGGGCGGGCTGTGACGGCTGTGTGACGGCTTCTGCGTATACTGTCATGTAATCCACCTCAACTCGGATTCCAAGAAGGGCGCTTTCCTAGGGCGTCCCCCTTCTTGGTTCCTCTATATTACTATATTTAGTAACACAGGTCAAGGATACGTAATTAAATTACTTGATTAGCTTGAAAGTTACGCAGAACCGGTATACACTGTCTGAGAGGTGAGCGGGAATGACTACAATGATGGATATGGGACGCATCAAAGTTCGGCTGCCGGTAGTGATGGCCGAGCATCGAATCAAACAGAAACAGTTGGCCGAGGCTTCTGGCCTACGCCCGGCCACCATTAACGCTCTTTATAACGAGCAGGCAAAGGGCATCCAATGGGAAACCCTCGCCCAACTCCTCGACGGATTGCACAAACTTACCGGGCAGGCCTACGCAATTTCCGATCTGCTTGAATACGATCCAGAAGTCAATTAGACACATACCCTCACCTCCAATGAAAAAGCCCCAGGCATCGCTGCTGGGGCTTTTCTCTGATCTGTACTACTTCTAGTCTGCGGCTTGTCCTAGTGCAGGTTGAAGAGGGGCGCGAATAACACGCCCAGTCTTCCGGTCTGTCATCACGATCACTGCATCGTAGTCGAGGGCGTCTGCATGTTCACCGACCGAGGAAATCTTGGGATTGGCGGCGGCATTCTCGATCTGCGAGATGCGCCCTTTGGTGACGGTTTTCAGTTCTGCGACTTGCTCAGCGGTCAGCCTTCTGCGTTGGCGGGCCACCTTGAACGCCTCACCGATGCTGTCAGCAACAAAGGCAGCGCCAAAATCAGACTCGATTCCGCCTTCTCCCTCAGCCGTCAACAAGCCTTCAGGTAGATCCTCAGCCGGAGTAATGCTCCCGTCTTCATTCAACGCGGCTTCAAGGAGGGCCAGTTTTGCTCTCAGACGTTCGTTCATATCACTCCTTTTCTGCCTGTTTTCACAGCCAGCGACATATCTACGGCCTCTTCAATAAGGTCGTAGTCTGGATCATCACCATCCACTTTGTACTCGGCATTCGCCAGAATAGGCCTACCATCTCTTTGCCAGAAAAGGTAGACCCTTGCGCCGCCAGCGAGACCGCCTCTGGTATGAGGCTTTAATTCCGAAATGCCGCGATAGCCCTGTAAAGAGAAATGGAAGCTGCTCCCATGTCCGTTTACACGAAGGTCTCGGCACATCCAAATACACTCGCTGACCGTCTCCCGGTAACCACCTCTGTTGAGGTCCAGGAGGCACTCGATGATGCGAGGATTCTTGGCGTGAAGCCTGTCAGGGTTTCGCGCATAGATCAATCCAGGCACGTGTTTAGTCTAAGCTATACCTGCAACTATTGCAACAATGACTTGGGCACCTTCTCCGCCCCACTACCGGCATTCGCTCCAGTTCATATCGGCCAAATTGGCCGTTTTCGATCTGATAGGGAAATGTAGAATCAGGAATTCAGATCTCTCTGCCCGCCGAATGCGTGGGCTTTATTTTGCCGCCCTCCCCACTTGAGCTTGTGCCACCATGAGGGATGAGACGACTCATCCTGACTTTTGCTGCCATGCTACTGAGTGGGTGTGCATCTCACGGGCCGTCGGAAGCGGCCGTAGATGGATTTCTCGGAGCATTAAAGAAAGGGGATGACGCCCTGGCCCGCACATATGTAGTCGAGGGTCAGGACTTCCAGGCGCTCCAAATTGCCGATGCAAACGCCAGCGCCCATGAGCTTATGGCCCGCATCTGGAAGCACATGTCATTTCAGGTTGGCAAGCAGTACAGCGGGATTCAGGGTCTTCCAATGGTACCAGTCCAGCTCAAAACGGTTGATCTTCAAAAAGTCATCGAGGAAATGGAAGGCGCTCAATTTCCCGATACATCCCAGCAAGCCTATTTAGACCGTCTAGATTCTGGTGATCTACCCATGAAAGAGGCCCGGTACGAAGTGCCGGTTTACAAGGAACAGGACGACTGGAAACTATTCAGCACTGGTGATTTGAACGAGGCGCTGACGGGTATGTTCATCCCGATCAAGCCCTGAGGTGGCTATCTGACGCCCGGAAACTGACTGGCCGTCGCATTGACCGGCCGAGCCAGCCTGAACGCACCGGGCGGGGCGGGTGGATTGTTGCTCGGAGCGCTGGAGAGAGCAGGTTGCCCCTGGGGGGCCGAAGAAATTGGTGCAGGCGGCCCCTGTATCAGCTTTTTAGGCACGAGCCGAAGTGCAGGCTTGCCGATGCTAGTCGGCGTGCCAAGGGCACTTATGGAGGTGACCCCTCGCGCATCTACCGGCCTGCCGGCTGCATCGAAGCCGGTTGCACGCCCCGCTGCATCAACCTTCCCGTGCTTGGCGAGGTAAGTGACCATAGAGTTTGAGATAACGTTTTTGCCGTCCCAGACGCCAACGTGGCCTGCGCCGCTCTTGTCGTGGGCGAAAAATATTAAATCGCCTGGCTGAAGGCTCGCCTGCGCCGCCGCGCTCCAGGGGATGGACAACTCAGCCGACTTGAACCTTCCCTCTGTCTGAAGCGCTGTGTCTCCGAAATACTTCGGATCGCCGCCGGAATCCTGCCAGACATACCGGGCAAAGGTGGAACAATACCCGCCCGATGCAGTGGTGTGGTAGCCATCCCGGCTATATCGAGGGGTGGCGACTAAGTTCCTTTGGGCTGCCGCCAGCACCTTCTGTCCCTCTGCAGAGGTAGACACAGCAGCGCGGCCACCAGTTAATGACGGCCCCGTCCCACTACCCGAACCCGGTATCTTCAACCCCGTCCCATCGTCGGACGGCAGCACTCCCGTCTTCGCCTTAAGCTGTTCCCGAAAGACTAGGGAGACGATGTACCCGGTGCGAGGGCTGTACGGCTGGCTCTGCTCGGAAACGAAGTACAGCCGCTTGATCCGCCTGCTTGTCACCTCTGGATGGGCACAAGCGAAGATGGACATCCGGTTGATCGGAGGCGTGGTGCCAGCTTTGATCTCCGCCGCCGTTGGGGGTGGAGTCTTTTCAGTGCCACGCCGGAAGATCGCCAGTACGTCACGGTATTTCAGCCACTCGGCATGCTCGGTCATGGTGAGTTGAACGGAAACCTCTCCGGTCGGCTCATTGATCTGAGCCTGAGTGTTGCCACCCCCTGGTGTGTCCTGGCTGTCGAGATTGGCGGCGAGGCCGACCGTGACCCGCGCCGTGCCAGGCAGAACGATCCGCTTCGATCCGATGAGCAGCACGAAGGTGTCATGCAAACCCGGCTGTGCAATGGGACTGCTCAGAACTTCACCTCCTTCACCGCGTACCTGCCCCAATCTCTGAACTGTACTGACCCAGAAGCTTCGTACCACCCTCGTACAGCGCCTGGGCGATCTGCTTCGGATCTGCCCCGGCCTCAACGCTGATGTGCTGAATGATCGTCGGCCCGTCTTTCGCCCAGCGGTCATTCAGCTTCTCTGCGGCTTCCTTGCTGGTGATAACGCCGTCCTTATCAGTATCGAGCCCAACATTGCTCTTGTAGTACATGCTGGTGTTCGGATCATTCGCGCTCCAGATCGGCCCAGTGTTGTTCGCGCTTCCGCTGAGGACCGCCATGTAAAGCTGCTCAAGGGTCGCGCCCTTCTTCACCCCGTGCATGGTCAGGTACTTCTCAATCAGCGGAAGCTGCTCGGCCCGCGTCATGCCGCGGATGCTGTTCAGATTCGTACCCAGCTCTCCGGCTGCGGCAGATTGGAACTGAATCAGGCCCGCATTGATGAGATGACCGTCCGCGTTTTTGCGAAACGATCTAGGATCAGCCCCACTCTCTAGATTGATGACTTTGAGCAGGTCGAGTGGTTTGAAACCCAACCGCTTACCCATGTCAATCAACCCAGAAGTAAAGCTGTCGTCTCCTTTGTCATACACCTGTTTTTCAGGAGTATAAGTTTGGCCCGTAAAACCACTGACAAGCTGTTGCCAACCGTTTATGGCTCCTTTTACTGGGTCATAGTGCAGCACTCGGTTAAATCCAGTCGCGTCTTCAGGCTTCTCGATTATCAGCTTAATAATTGGATTGTCTTTAAGTGACTCCATAAAAGTAGCGAATTTCTCGAAGTGACCGTACAGGCCGTCCCCGGCCGCCTTCAGCCCGACAATCGCCCCGATGACAAGTCCAACGATCCCAAAGACGCGGAGCCACAGGCTTGCCAGTGCCGCGGCTCCACCGTTTGCTGCTGCCCAGGCACCGGCCATGCCTCGGAGGCCCAGCCATGCGCCGTACAGGATGCCCCGCCAACCACCCATGAGGACGGTAAACACTCTGGTGATCGGGGTCAGCACCGCCATGATCCGCTGGAGCCTCGCCAGCCAGAGCGCGTTGAGAACACCATTGGCCGCCAGCATGGGCAATGCTGCGTTCAGGAGTGTCACGGCAGCCAAGAGGCGGAAGATGGCTGGGATAGGCCCTAGGACAAAGCCCATCGCCAGTCCGAAGACCTTGAAGGCTACCGCGCCACCAATCAGGTAGCCGAGGATGCGGGCCAGGTTGTCGCCGCCCTCGGTGCCGAGCAGTCCGAAGGCTTTCAGCAGCATCCGGATCGGGCGGATAACCACCTCGGCCACGCGCCAGAGGAACATCAAGCCTTCGCCGACGCCACGAGCGAAGGCAATGACCTTGGGCCCCGCCCCGCTCCACCAACGACCGAAACGATCAAGACTGTCGAGCAACCTGTTGATGAGTTGTGTTGCTCGGTCGCCCTCGGTGGCATCCGCCAGCGGGCCGAAGATGGCCTTGCTGATGGTCGCCATACCCTTCGTGATGCTGTCTTTGATCCGGCTCCCTGGCGGCTTGTTGAAATCGGTCAAGTTGACGAGATTGGACATAAACCGCTTGGCGTCGTCCAGTCCTCCAGCGTCGAACAGGTTGGAGAAGATCCGCTGAGGTCGGCTCAAGAGTGTGCTGATGAGACCCAGGAAGGTTCGACTCTGCCTGTCCATGCTGCCTGCATAATCGGTATTCAAGCCGTTCACGATGGCATTGATGGCAGCGGTTCCGCTGATCCGTCCCGCCTCCTGAAGCTTCCGGTAGTTAGGGCCGAACGCCTTAACCAGATAGTCGTTCGTCCCGATGCCCGCTTCCTGGAGTTGAAGCAGCTCATCACCTTGCAGGACGCCTTTCGACTTGATCTGACCAATGGCCCGGTTGATCGCCTCCCACTTCTGGGCGGCGTCGCCGGGATCAGCACCGAGCGCAGATGCAGCATCACCTGTGATACGCCCGAGCCCTTGCACTTGACTGAAGGTGAATTTACTGGCCAGGAGCTGCTTCACAGCGGCGTTCACATCGTTGTCCTGGTAAGGTGTCAAGTCAGCAAACTGGGCAATCCACCCAGCGGCGCTCTTGATCTGCGCCTGGTTATTCGTCTTCAGCAAAGTACCAAGACTCAGCAGCTGCCCTTCCCGTGCTCCAGCGCCCCCCAGGGCGGCCTTCCCAGCAGCCCCAGCTAGAGCGACCGGGGCAAGCGCCAGAAGGCCCGTCAAAGCCATGCTGATGCGTCGCGCCCGGAGGTGGGTACGCTCCATGCTGGCGTTGGTCTTCTCGACGGCGGCAGTGATGCGGTTGGACGCCCGTACCCCGTCATCTCCATAGCGCCCGAAGGTGCGGCCGTTACGGCCAGTCGCCCGCTCGATCTGGTCGAGTTGTCTCTGCATCCGATCCAGCCGATTGATGATCTGCTGTGCCGGGGTGCTTATCCGGTCGATCAGCCGCAATACGAAGTCCACTCCCGACATCACTCACCCCCTTTCGCCATGGTTTGCAGATGAACCCGTTGGAGCTGGGCGTGCCACATCGCCCCAAGAAGGGCGTTTTCACTGGGTTCTCCCTCTTCCATTTCGCCTTGCTGAAATGCCAGGAGACACCGCGCGAGCCGCCGCAATCGCCCCGCATCCACCTCTCTATTCAGGGCTTTCCAGGCCTCAGCGAAACGTCTTCTCTTTCACCTCGGCGTCGCTGCCCGCTTCCTTCATGATCTGCGTGTAGATCTGCGTGACCACCATCGGGTACTTGGCGAACAGCCCGTCAATTTCACCGCTTTCCGGGGCCACTGCCAACAGTCGGGTGAAGTTCCGCATCGCCGGGGTAGCGGGCTGGTCCTTGTCCTTCAGCTTGCTCAGGCTCAGCACGTGCTGGTCGAGTTCCGTCTGACTGGGCTTACGGAGAATCAGGTCGAACTCGTGGTCGCCCTGCTCAATCCCCCAGATCTTCAAAGCGCCGTTGTGCTCGATGTTCAGGATCTTGAACTCTTCCTTGGTCAGTCCTGCGATCCGCTGTTCAGTAGCCTGCGTGCTTCCTTCGGTGTTGGTCATAAAAACCTCGCTTGAAATGGATTTCTGGGCCGGAATTTCTTCCGGCGCGTTTGGGTTACTTCAGGCCGGTGGGCATCTGGCTGAACGGTGCGTGTCCATTCCAGAGGATCACGCGGGGTTTAAAGCCGATGTTCCGCATCAGGGGATCCGCTCCGCTGCTGTCGCTGGCGCCACGCTTGGTGAAGCGGCAACCCTGAAGGGTGTCGATCGTCAGCTTGCTGTCACCATGCTTCTGGTAGGCGTTGGTGATGGTAAAAGACGCCTCGTAGAAGGTGGTCTTCACGGTGTCCATCAGCAGGGCGAAGTCGTCGGCGAACATGTCCAGCGAGGAATCGTCGGTCTTATAAATTCCTGCGGTGAGGGCCAGGACGATCCGGCTGTTGCCATCCACGTCGCCGCGCTCCAATGAGTCGCCATAGGAGTAGGTTTTGACGGTATATTCGACAGCTCCGATCTTGAGCGTCGTGTGGACGAAGCTGGCAGCCTCGCCGTCTAGAGAGAACTTCATGCGCTACCCCCGGTCGTCGTGGTGGGCTGGACTGCCGCGCCAGCATTCAAGAGGGCCAATGCCGGATTGACGAAGCCGATGCGCAGGCCGATCTCCCGCATATATCCAAGCGGGATGATGCCCAGGTCGGCCTCAAACCGCTTGGTGCTCAGGATGTTGATCGTCCGATCGGCACGGACCCGAATGCCGCTCACGTTGCTTCCCAGCGCGGCCTGAATCTCATTGGTCACGAAGGATTCGAGAGCCAGCGCCTCGGTCTCCAAGATATGTCCAGTCGTGGTGTCCACCGGGATGTCGTCGCCCAGGTACACCTGCATGGCGAGATTCCCGATGCGGGCGGCCTCATCAGCCACTTCTCGCGCTTGGATCTCGTCGTAATCGGAACCGATCACGCTCATCATCGGCCAGTTACCGGCGTAGATGCCTTCGCGGCCGTCGATGGTCCGCAGACTGGCGTAGCGGGTCGTGGCGCCGTACAGATTGGCGTCGAACGTCAGATCGCCCATACCGATCATGGCCCCAGAGCGGACACGATAACTGGCCTCGCCGATCGGTACGGTGCTCCGGCGGCGGCTGAGCACCCAGGCGCTGTTATGGACCTCGACACGCTGCGTGAGAGGGTTATAGACCTCGCCACCATCGAGGGCCAGTGCGATACGGCTACTGGCGAGGTTGCCGAAGAGCGCATTCAGGCTATTCACGTAGTCGCTGTAGCTCTCTCCGGCATTCATCGGGCGAGCTTCGAGCAGCACATTGGTGAAGTATTCGCGCTGCTCTCGTTCGGCGAGAATGCTGTCCACTCCGGCGAACAGGGCAGGCGTGGCCGTACCCAGGATGTGCACGAAGCGGATCTTCGGGCGCGTCGTCAGCAGTGCGCTGAGGCCCGTCACGACATCGCTCAGGGTTGCCGTCGGCGCGGTCGCACTCAGGGTGTGGGTATCACCAACGGCCAACGTGCCTGACCCAAAAGTCAGGGTGATACCCAGACCGTTGAGCACGATGATCCCGTTGACCGGCAGCGCCTGCTCAGTACCGTCATTGCCGTTCACGGTCAGGATATAAGCGGGTCCGGCCTGCCCAACGGTTCCGCCACGAGTGAAGGTCACCCGTGCCACCAGCGCGTCGGTGGGAGCGCCGCTTGGGGTGGCGACGCTGGAGCCCGTTCCAGTTTTTGTGACGGTACTGACTGTACCTGCCACGCTGCCCGGGATGCGCCAACCGATCACTGGTGCAGTCTCGATCAGAGCCACAGCCAAGGCGTTCGCCAAGGGGCCACTGGAGAAGGTAGTGGATACCTGAGAGGGTCGGGTGAGCACCTGCGCACTACCGAGCGGCCCTGCAGCGGCCACGCCGATCTTGGCATGCACATCACCAAGGGGCGGGATGATGCCCAAGTTGAAATCTTGGAAGCGGACGTCGACATTGGCTAGGGTCACTCAATCACCTCCTGGAGCACTTCGGTGTGCGCGGCCCGGAAATCGGCCTCACTCACTTCCAGGCCAGCGGGCCAGTTCTTCTGCGCGGCCACGGCGGCGAGCTGCCAGCCGGACACGCCCTGAAGGGCGGCCTGCTGCTCAAACGGAAGCAGGCCAGCTTGTGGGCTGGCCTGCTCAGGGGGACTGCTCGAAGATGGTTGTTCCTTCGGGTTCTGGGCCATGTGTGGGCTCCTGTGGAATGAGGATGGTCAGTGGAAGCTGGAAGACATGCTGGGTGAACTGCTCGACTCGGACGCGGGTAACATCCGTCTTCTCGACAGTGCTCGGAGTCAGCACCGTCATGCGGGCCACCCGTACTGGAAGGTTGTTCCAGGTCTCGGTGCCGTAGCGGATGATGACGCTGTCCACCTTCCCTCCGAGGGGAATTAAGGCACCTAACACCGTCAGGGCCAGGTCACGGGCCTGGTCGAAGCGAGTGGCGCGGCAGATGTACTCAGTGGCTCCCGTCGCTGATGCCAGCGCCTCCGGCTTGTTCTTCGTCAGAGGCGACAGCACGTCAGAGAGCGGCAACATCACCACGTGTGGCAGCCGGGGCTGATCAATCAGCTTTTCCGGCCCAAGGAAGACTGGGAGTTTGCCGCTGTCCAGCTCGGGCGAGGTCAGCGCGGCCTGTAGAGCCTCCCAGGTGTCCTCCATCAGAGGCTCCCGTACTTCGAGTTGAGGTACACCGTGAACGAGGCCACGATGGCCTTCTCGAACCTGGGCGGCAGGTCGTCCTGGGGCAGGTACGGGCGAGCCACGCTGGTGCGGGTGCCGTACTGGTTGAATCGGTCGTAACCGATGCTCCTAGGCAGGCCGCTAGTCTTGACCACCACGTCCCGCACGTCCGCCCGCCAGACGATGCCGTCGCGCAGCTTGCGGGTGTCGGTCAGGGTCTTGCGGCCTTCACGCTGCGCCGCCCGGCTGGGCCGCCAGGGCACGCCGTACGGGTCGCTCTCGGTGTCGAAACCGACCTGCACCTGCTCGACGATGGCCTGCCCCGCCAGGTTGCTCAGGTCGTGCAGCATCTGGTCGGAGCCGAGGTCGCGCAGCCCGCGCTTGAGCCGTTCGAACTCCGGGTTCACAGCCCGCCCACGATCAAGGGGATGGACGACGGCGACCACTCCGGCGCACCGGGTGTGCTCGTCTCGACGTCCACGACCTCGAACGGGGGCAGCACTGTCCCGGCGGGGAACAGGGCGTCGAAGGCCCGACCCTGATTGAGCCAGGCCGCCACGACCTCGTTCGGATCGCGCCGGGTCTCACTGTTGCCGTCCACCGCGCGGGTGCGCCAGAGGGTCGGATCACCGAGGTACATCCGGGCGGCCGTGACGTGCGGGCGGTATCCGAGGACGGTGCCGTCCGGCAGCTTGACCGCGTCCAGTTCGGCCAGGGCGTCGATGGCCTGGTCCGAGCGGCTGAACTCCGGCCACACGTCGCCGTGGGTCGGCTCGTTGGTGCGGACGTTTGGGTAGTCGCGCAGGTATTGCCGCACCCACGCCAGCGCCCAGTCGGGGGAGTCCAGCTGGATCGGGGAGAGGTTGCCTTCTTCGTAGGTGCGGGCCATTGGTCACCTCCAAATTAAAAATTTGTTGACGCAAAACTACCGAATTTTTCTATCGCGGCTTTGTCGTATGCCAAAGCCGCTTCTAAAGCAGTCGGAAAGAATCCAATATGTACTTGCGTTCCATTGACTCGAATGTATGCACGGTACTTTTCGGCTTTCCTATTTTCACGGTATGTGACGCCCTTAAACCCCGATTTGCTATCCACACGCAATACAGCGTTTCTTTGGTTGTCTTGGTTACTACAGACTCTCAAATTACAGATGCGATTATCCAGCTTATCGTGATTTATGTGGTCAACAGAATCATTCTCAGAGGGTGAAAGAATTAAGCGATGCATTCGGATGTTGAATGCATGTATTTCTTCGCCCTTGGGAATTACTCTTTTCCCTCCCAAAAAGACTCTGGGATACCAACAAGCGGCATAACCACCAGTGAAAGCCCATGTGTATTGGGAGAGCAGATCGAACTTATCTTCATCTACTACAGCAAATCTCCCACGACCTTTCTTGCCGCTGAGAGGAATGAGTCGAGCCCCATCTGGACAAATAAAATCGCTCACAGGCATCTCCCGTGAGCCGAGGTTGAAATAGCAGTTTCAGGGCCATAAACTGGCCACTGAGCCGCACACTCGGCTCCCGTCCAGAGGCGTTAGCGCGCCGTCTGGACATTTCTATTTTAACACTTTTACCGTCCCAGAGCTGCTCAAGGTGGATTTGTGGTGCGGTTACTGCTCGGCAGGCGTCGGGGCGACGAGGACTTCCAGCACCTTGTCGGCCAGCCGCTCGCCGATGCCCTGGATGGCGATCAGGCGCTCACGGGCGTCATCCGGCAGGGCCAGCGTGTCGGGCGTGGTGACCGGGGCGGCTTCCAGTTCGGCCACCTTCGCCTTCAGCTCGTCCTCGCGCTTCAGGCTGTCGGCGGTGTCCTGCAGCAGACTGTTGCGCTCGGTCTGCCATTCGCCGGTCTTGCCTTCCAGGTCCTGCGACACCTCGGCCAGGGTGGCCTTCAGGCTGTCGCGCTCACTGGTCAGGGCGTCGAGCTTGGCCTGAAGCTCCTGCTGGCCCGCCTCGGCCTGGGCGATCAGGCTGTCGCGGTGCTCGATGACCTGCGCGAGCTGGGCCTCGACGTTCGGCGCGTCGATCTCGCTCAGCAGCTTGCCCTCTGCGGTCACGGCGTCGCCGTTCGAGTTCACGAATCCGTCGCCTCGTTGGAAGATCACAGGGTGCCTCCAAGGGTCGGGTCCTGGTACACGCCGGCGGTCGCCGCGTTGAACTGGGCCACGGCCGCCACGCCACGGTTGCGCACGCCGAAGCCGATCTCACGGCCCCAGTACTCGCTCTGCAGCGGGAAGGTCACGATCTGCCCGACCATCCGCAAACCAGGCGTACCGACCACCGCGTCCTCGCCGGTCGGCTCACGTCGCCCGATGGCCGGGACAGCCGCCGCCGCGTTCGCCACCGCGCCGTAGTTCGGGAAGATCCAGCTCTTCACCCAGACGTCGGTGCCGTTGTAACGCCCGATCAGCCGGTTGTTGCTCCGGCCGGTGTCGAGGCGCTGCACGGTGATGCTCTGGGTGGTAGCGACCACGATGTTCGGGTCGACCGCCGCCGTGAAGCCGGGGAAGGTGCGCACGGTGGCCTCCTGCGCCACGTTGATGTACGTCTCCAGGCGGTTGTTGTTGCTGTGCTCGGCCACGTTGTTGATCAGCGCGTCCAGGGCGGCCGGGGTGAAGGCCGTGAAGGCCATGTAATGGTTGTGGGTGCCGTCGAAGGTCTCGCCGTTCGGGCCCATCGGGGGCGCGACCCCGTCGGCGTTGTAGAGCGCCTTCAGGCTCAGGCTCATGTTGTCCCGCAGCCAGTCCACGAAGGTCGAGTTCGTCGGGTTGAAGAGGGTGTTGCGCACCTGCCGGATGGTGTTCCGGATGTCAGCGGACTGGGCGTTCAGGGTGGCCAGAGCCACCTGCGCGGGCGTCGCGCGGTGCAGGTAATCGGCGGTGAAGCCCACACCGAACTGGTAGCGCTTGATCGGAATGCCGATCTGCTCGGGCGTGCCGACCTTCTGGGTGCGCACGCGGCCGTACTCGTCGACCTCGGCCATGTCGCCGTCGAGCATCATGCCGCTGGCGTCGGGCACGATCCTGCTGGAGACCGGGGCGACCAGGGTGGAGGTCATGTCGTTGGCGATGCTGTTGTGGATCGCCAGTTCGGCCTGCACGGCGGCCTGCACGTCTTCCAGGCCGAAGAGGATCACGGTCTGGTTGGTGACGTTCTGCAGGTCGCGCAGGTCGTGGGTGCCGGTGCGACCTGCGCGCGGCACGTTGGCGAAGGCCAGCGCGGTGGAGAGGAACAGGAACTGCTTCATCATGCCACCTTCGAGCCGAAGCTCCGGGTGCAGATCAGGTCGCGGGTGGAGACCGCGAAGAAGCTGCCCGTGGTGTCCTTCGTGCCGGCCGCGTCGCCGATCTGGCCGGCGGCGTCCGAGAGGAAGTAGGTCTTGCCGGTAATCAGGGTCCCCTCAGCGGCCAGGAACTGGATGCTCAGGCCGTAGCAGGTGATCGGCTGGCCTTTCGCGGCCTTGCGGGGCGAGATGCCGAAGAACTGCGCGCCGGTCGTGCCGACCCAGCGGTAGACGAGGCCGTCGGCGCGGAGCTCGAGCGGCTGGCCGGCGAGGACATCCTCACCGAGCAACTTGCCCGCGTGCTGCTGGGCGAACTGGGCACTGGTCGTGTCGATGGACGACCGCGGGCTGATGATGATGTTGGCCATTTAAAGCTCCTTAGAACGAGTACTCGCCGCTCTGACGTTTCTCGGCGGCGATCTGCTCGGTTGTGCGGCCACCCGTGGCGGCTGCGCCCGCGCCACCCAGGGGCACGCGGGGAGTGATGGTGCGCTGCTGCTCCTGCTGCTGCTCGCCACCTTGGGCGCTCAGCGCGGGCAGGAAGTCGCCCCAGTTGGCCTTGGCGTACTCGGTCAGCGGCTGGACCTTGCCGTCCGCGCCCTTCACGCCGTAGGTCTTGACCTTCTCGCCTTCCTTCTCCCCGTCGACTTCCAGTTCCTCGAAGGTCAGGTCGCCGCCGAGCTTCTCGAGCACGCCGGGTTTGTAGCCCACCCGCTCGGCCACACCGCGCAGCTGCTCGCGCCGTTCGAATCCGGCTAACTTCTCACTGGCCTGCGTGCCGCTCTCGACCTTTGTCTTGACCTCGGCCGGTGCGCCCAGGGCCTGGTACTCGGTCCACTGGGCGGCCTGCTCTTTGGTCAGGACGACGGCCCCGTCGGGGAGTTTGGCCTGAGCGACTTCACCCTCAAGCGTGCGAACCCGGTCACGGTAGGTGGCGTTCTCGCCCAGCAGGGTGGCTGCCAGGGCCATGGCGTCGCCGTTGTGCTTGGAGAGCTGCCCCTGGAGGTTCCGGGCGACCTTGTCGGGATCTTCGCCTTCGGCACGGTGGGGGAAGGCGGCGAGCGCCAGGGTGGCAGACAACAGCAGGCGGTTGGAGAGGGTCTTCATGGTCTGTTCCTCCTTGGGAACGCGAGCCCTGCACCTTGGCAGAGACGACGAAGCCCCCGACCTTGCGGGGGCGACTGGGGCGAACAGGACTTACCACCGGGCCTTGCCGGGTGCCGAGGTGCTACATCCGGTACTCGTCCCTGGGCGGCCCGGTCGACACCAGAGCGCGGCCCAGAGCCTGCTCAGCGTCCTCGTGCGGGTAGGCGTCCACCTCGGCGGGCAGCAGCACCTCGACCCGGAAGGCCAGGGCGTACGGCCCAGCCAGGAAGTCCGGCCAGAGGAAGGTTTGTAGCGCGGGCAATCTGCTGTCGCTGACGGTGGCTCCCTCGGCAGTCAGCTCGACAGCGACAGCGTGCTGAATCCCGGGCAGGCGCACGGCGGCGATGCTGAGGAGGAGCTGCTGAGGCGTACCGTGCGAGCGCAGCATCTCCCAGAACAGACTGTCGGTCGGCTGTTGATCGGTGCTGGCGTACAGCGTCATGCTCATCAAACCAAGTCCATGCAAGCGGGCGTAGAACCGCGGATTGCTCAGATCGCACACGTGATCGAGCAGGGTTCCTTCACCCGTGATGGCGTAGGCGGCGTGGTACAGGCAGCCCCAGAGATTGAATTGCCTCGCGTGTTCAAGCATGTGTCACCTCACGGCAGGAACTTGAGGATGTGCCCGCAGAAGGCCTTCTCGCTCCACGGTAGCTCGGCGGCCCCTGGTCCGTAGACCATGTAGCCGCCGATGTTGAAGAGCTCGTCGACGCCGATGATCTTGCCTTCGAGGATGCTGTGGGCCCTCGGCTCCTGCACGGGCCGCAGCCGGATGAACTGCTTGCGGGTCGCGCCGTTCACCGTGGCGCTCGACCGTGTACCCATGCGAACCGCGTCGGTCACCAGGATCTGCGCCGCCAGCCGGGCGTACGGACTCACCAGGGCCTCGCTGGCGCCGGTGAGCACGATGCCCGCCCGTTCGGTGACCACGGCTGCCCGCTGGATGGAGAAGGCCACGCCCTGATCGAGCAGCGGGGCTGTCAGCGCCTGCGAGCCGGTCAGGTCGGCCTGCTGGGCCGCCGCACCGGCCTCGAAGCCCTCAAACGCACCGAGGCGGGCGCGCTGCTCGATGGCCGCCCGCACGCTCGCGTCGGTCGCCCCGCTGCCGAGCCGCCGGAACAGGTCGGCCAGCAGTTCGGTGAAGTCGGCCGTGACGCCCTGTTGCAGGTCGCCGCTGAGCTTGCCGAGGCCTGCGAAGGTCACGCGCTGACCGGGTTCTGGTCGATGGTCTGCGCTCCAGCGTCAAGCAGCTTCTTCAGGGCCTCCTCTCGGTTGACCGTGAGCGGGTTGGTGGCGCGGTCCTCTTCGATCCGCCCTTTCTCCATCGCCACGTCGGTCACGCCGGGGGTGGATTCGAGCATGGCGTCCAGGCTCAGGCCGCCCGCCTGCCACATCAAGAGCTTGACCTTCAGCTCCTCGAGGTTAGCGGCGTCCACGTCGAGGGTGAGTTTGGGCGTGAAGGTCACGTCCTGGTACTCGGCCTGTTTTGCGGGGCCGATCATCATCCCGGCCAGCATCAGGGCCGCCTTCAGTGCCCAGGCCAGGGCCGAGCCGATGTCCTGGGAGGCGAAGGCCACCCGACGCTCGAACGGCTTCCTTGACTGACGCTTGCTCTCACCGCTCACCCCGCTGCGGGCCTCGCCGTCGATGCGCCACGTCTGGTCGAACTTGTCGAGGATGCGCTTGATCCAGTCGTCCATGCTGGGGATGTGGTAGTCGGCCGGGTTCAGCGGGTCGACCACTTCCCACTTCGGCGTGAGGCGGCTGGGCATGTTCGTCTCGGAAATGTCCTCTGGCACCACCGTCAGGCCCTTCAGGTTCACCACCACGCCCGGCCCCATCTGGTACGCGGCGGGCTTGCCGCTCGGGTCTGTCGGTGGCTCCGCGTTGCTGACGATGAACTGCCGGTACCCGGTCTGCTCGTCGTTGCGGCCCTTGTAGGTCGTGACGACGTTCAGCCGGTCCTGGGCGTCGCGGGCACTGAGGGTAATGCTGCTGCCGCCGTCGCGGTCGGCGTGGAACATCAGAAAGGTCGGGCGGCGGGTGGTGCCGACCGAAGCCATCGGGTTGTCGGCCTCAAAATCCGGCAGCGGCGTGAGGGCCCCGGCTGTGCCCTGCAGGAAGCGGTGCACCGTGTCGCGGGTGTACAGCTCGACGTAGGTGGCGTCCTGGCCATCCGCGTCTTTCTGCACGTAACGGTTCCAGTACCCGATGGTACGGCCGTGCGCGTCGATCAGGGGACCGGCGTGGCGCGGGTCAAGGCTCTCGACGTAGATCAGCTCCAGGGCTTCGTCCAACGTCTTAGGCGGAGTCGTTTTGATCTGCTCGGCGTAGTCGTCCGGGACCGAGACGCGCATCACCAGGCGACCGGCCCACCAGCGGGCGCGGGCAGCATCACGCAGGATGTCGTTCAGCCTGGATTCCTGCTGCCAGGCGGTGAGCGCGGCCGGGATCTCGGCCTTCGTATCCAAGGAGTTGCCGCCGAGCAGGGCGTCCCAGTCCGGCTCTTTGCCGAACAGGGCGTTGACCTCGGCCTCCATGCTGGGTCCGATCTGGTCGTCCTGCACCAGCTGAGGCAGCACGTCCGTCAGGTCGCCACTGGTGGGCTTGCGACCTTTCCAGTAGATGCCAGTCTTGCCGATCTGGTTGCCGTGCGCGTAATCGTGCAGCACGTTCAGGTCGAGCAGACCGAGCGCCTTCACGCCCAGTGCCGCGCTCAGCAGCACGGGGAGACCAGGCGGGAGCTTGAGGCCGGCCAGTTCCAGCAGCGTCGGGGTGCCGAGGGTACTGGTGACCATGGGCAGGACCGGGGGCGTCATCATTCCGGGTTGGGGTAAGGTCATCGGTCACCTCCTCAGTACTGGGTCACGACGCTTCCGCGTGGAGCCTCGAGCTTGAATGTCTTACGGGTCAGCACTTCCCGGAGCCACGCATCGGCGTCGGCCAGGTCGTAGGGTTTGTATTCGGGCAGGCGCTTGAGGCTGGCGAACAGGGCGAGGTGCGTCCCTCTAGCCTCGACGAACTCGCCGCGCTCACGGGCGCTCAGGGCCACCTGCCAGCGCTCCCGCTTGCCGCCGGTCGCCGTGCTGGCCTTCACCTGCACCAGACGCGGCTTCGGGGTGCTGGCGGGAATCAGGCCCTCGGCGATCAGGGCGGCCCAGGTCTGGGCGTACACCGCGATCCAGGTGTCTCCGCCCTGGTTGGTCTCGATCACCAGCTGACTGGCCTTCAGCTCGACGGCCTTCTTGCAGGCGCGGCGCATCATCCCGTCGGTGGTGTCGCGGCCCTCCCAGCTGTACAGGCCGACCACCCGGCCGCCGGGTAACCTGCCACCGGCGCGGATGCCGTTGCTGTCGCTGTTGTCGGTGGCGGTCACGGCCGGGTCGCAGACGACGGCCACGTCCTCGAACTCGGAGAGGTCGGGAGCGTTGACCAGTGTCTTGTCGAGGTCGAAGCCTTCGTAGAGGTTGCCGGTCAGCGCGCCGACTTCGTTCTGCTTCTCCTCGATGAACTGCGTCGGCCCCATCTGGTTGAGTTCCGCTTCCAGGGCAGCCAGAGACATTTTCTCAGGCCAGCTGCTGACGCCACCCGTGATCCTGTACACCGGTCGACCCTCGGCGTTCTGGCCGGTCAGCTCGAACTCCAGCCCGCGCACCGCCGGGTGTGGTCCGCTCACAATCCGGTCCATCAGGAAGTCCGCCGGATGCTCGGGATCGAGGTCGGCCAGGCGGGTGAAGATGCCGTGGGGGTTAATGATGTTCTGCAGCCCGATCACCACACGGTGAGAGGCCCCGGCCGGGATGATGCTGCTCGTCAGGGTGCGGATCTTCTTCGCCGTGGTCCTGAGGGTGTCCTCTTTGCTGTCGAGGTCGTCGAGCAGGATCACGTCCGGGCGACTGCCTTCGAGCAGCAGGCCTCGGATGCTGGTGTCGAGCCCGGCGGCGTCCACCACCACACCAGACGCGGTACGCATCCGGTCACGGCGCCAGCCTTTGCTGTTGCCGAACTTGTTGACCTCGCGCTGGGAGAGGAGCGGGTAGTACGATTCGACCTCGGCCGATTCGAGCACCGCCCCGATGTTCTGCACGGCGTCGTTCGCCTGGTCCTGCGTCTCCTTGACGTACAGGATGTAGCGGAACCCGGCGGCAGCCAGTCGGACCACCGCGCGCTCAGCGTTGGTGGTCTTGCTGAACCCGCGCGGCCAGATGTAGATCTCGGTGGCAGTGCGGCCTGGGGTGTGCGCCCACATGCGGGCCCAGAACTCCTCGTGGAAGTCGGCCAGCGGGCGAGTGTAGGTACGCGGGAAGAGGGCCTGAAGCCAGGGCAATGGCGCGAGCGGGGCCTGCTTGCCGTCGCCGAGTCTAGTTGAGGGCTGGTAGAGCGTTGCCAACGTCTCGCTGTCCAGAAACTGCGAGGGATTGTAGGCGCTGGGCGATCCGGTCGAGTACGTCATGGTCCAACACCTCCTCTCGCACGATGGTCAGCACGTCCCGGGCGAAGGCACGGGCATCGTCGATCTTGATGTGTTCGGTGCTCTCGCCCAGGATCAGGCGCTCGAGCTTCACCAGCCGTTCGTAGGCGGCCACTGCTTCGTGCGGCTTCTCGTAGGCTGCAGACTTGCCTTCCACCCCGCCCGCGTACTTCAGGGCGTTCAGCTTCATCGCCTGGATCTGCGCGAGCTGCTGCGAGGTGTCGCGGGCCATCACGGTGGACTGAAGATCGGTGATTTTCTCGCCCGCCCGCTCTCCCACTTTTTCCCAGTGGGCTTCCCGAAGGGCCAGCCACTTTTCACGCGAGGCGACGTTCTGAACGGTCTTTTCCTTGATCCCGATTCTTCCCGCGTATTCCCGCAGGGAGGGTTGGGAGGCATCGGTGATGAAGCCGAGCCGCAGTTCAATCCAACTGTGCTTGTCTGCCACTCCGCTCACCTCCTATTGCCCTAGAAAGTCCTTCAGCCACCGGTCCACCCTGATATCCGTCTCCGTCCTCACCCGCACCGGCGCGGGCTCCAGCTCGGGCAGAGGTTCAGACTTGGTGTCCCAGGCTCGCTCAAGTTCGCGGTTCAGGCTGGCGACCTGCTCGGGAGTGGGCGGCTTGCGCTGCTTGCGGGGCACCGGGCATCACCTACAGCGGCTCGGCGTACAGCCAACGGCCCTGAGCGACGAAACGGCGAGGGATGCAGCCCAACGCCTGCCGTCCGGCCCGGTTCTGCGCGGTCAGGTGCTCGGCCACCTCAGCGGCCCGGGCTTCAGTCTTGAAATACCAGACGTACTCCATCGGGCCTCCTGACGGCATGAAAAAAGCGCCGACCCGGTGTGGGTGGCGCTGATTGGTTTCGACTTTTCGTGAACTCTAGCAAAAGTGTACTCGTTGACGGCAAAACCCGCAAGAGTTAAGTATCGCGCTTGGCATATTGACCGCACTTCAGGGCGGCGTTAACGCGGTCAATCAACACGTAAGCATCTTCAGGGCTCAGCGGCTGGGGTAGGGCATGGGAATATAGCGAGACCGAATATTTGACCAAGCGCTCAGCGCGCCCTACGATCTGACGGGCCCATTCCTTACCCTTGCCGATCATGTCGCCAATCTCTTGATAGGTGTGCCCGTTCAACCGAAGAATCCAAGCCCGAGCTTCGAGTTCGGTAAATTCCAGCTGTACCCCTGCGGCAACAACAACCTCAGTCTCTTGACCGCGTAAAAACTTACGGGTGCTGGGAGCGGCTTCATTCATCTCCCTCCATCTTATCCGGGTGGCCCATCACTTGGCGGCAATAGACTAAATGCGCCTCGGCTTGCTCGTCTCGAAGGACCACGGCGAGACTCAGCACGGCCAACCCCCAAGCGGCCATGCGAGAAGCGTCGCGCGCCCAGGACGCCCCGGCACGCAGCAGACTCTCCGGCTTGCGGGCCTCGGGGCGTCGCAGGGCGTCGAGCAGGCGTCCAGACTCGCGCGTCTCTTTAGCTGTGCTGAGCCCCATCCGGGTGATGATCTGCGCCACCTCGCCCTCGAGGTACTGGCCGGTCGGGAGGCGGAGCATGGTGGCCTGATCGGGCAGCACCTCGCCGAGGGTGGTGACGTAGCCCCAGCGGTCGGCGAATCCGGAGTAGGTGACGGCGGGGGTGGGGACGCGGCTGTGCTCGACCTGCCAGCACAGCAGGGCCTGATACCACTGCTCGGCGTACTGGCGGGCTTCGCGCTGCCGCTCTCTGGGGGCGGTGAGCTGGTCGACGGTCTGGCGGGCGCGGTTCTGGCCCAGGCGGCGACGTTCGGGGGTCAATCGGGCCTCCGGTTCAAGGATCATGGTCATGAATGCCCCTTGAATTTGACGATGGCCCGGCACATGCCTGACGGCTCAACGCGCAGCAGGTTTATCGAGGTGACGGGGCCTGAGAGAACACCGTGCGCAGTCTCGAGCCGGCACATGATCGGGGCAGCTCGGAGCGACCGTTTCAGACCGAGCAGCTCTGCCGCCGTCATCACAGCTTCGGATTGCGCCTCGGAGAGTGCGACCTGAAAGCGAGCCCGCCGGAGTGTTTCGCCATTCACGAACAAGTCGGCGGCGGCCTGAGCGACCCTCGTCGCTTCACACATCACTTCTTCTTCGGTCATCGGTGCAGCTCCAAAAGCATTGCGAGTGTCCGGATAAGGCCGCGCCGCTTCATTTCTTCGATCAGCGCATCTCGACGTGCGTAAATCTGAGCGACCTGCCAGGAAGCATCTTCAGAACACAGGTACTTCATGCCGTCGAAACTGTTCACGAACTCGGCCCGAAGCTGCGTTTCGGGTAGGTCAATCAATCTGCTCATCGGTGCTGCTGCCTCCTCTGCCTGAGCCGGGGCAGGCGCGCGAGGTGAAGTCGGAGGGCGGGGGTCATGCGTCCGCCAGCTGCTCGAACACCTCGGCGTAATCCTCCATGACCGAGGCCTGAATCCGCTCGAACTCGGCGTCAGCGACATACCCATGCCCGTACAGTTCGTCGAGCAGGCGGACGGTCTCAGACGACATCTGGGGAATCACTGGACGGTGAGGACTTGTGATTTTGTCGCTTGAGAAGCTCAGCATCGAGCAGTGAATGAACGTGAAACCTTGCCAGCCCCGCCTCGTCTTCGGCTTGGCGTCGGTGTACAGCTCTTTCAGCAGGGCCTCGGTGGCGGGCGTGATGTCGGCGCTCACCGCTTAGCCTCAAGCAGACAGATCAGAAGCATGAAAAAGAAAACAGTCCGGCCCATGTAGTAGGACCGCTCGGCCCAGGACTTGCGCTTGTCGAGTGACCAGTGGTGGTTGAGGAGGCAAGAAACGAGCGCGATGATCTGGAAAAAGATGTAGACCCAGTTCATCGTCCCGCCTCCAGTGTCTGGGCCACCTGCTGCCCGGTGAGGGTGAGCACCAGCCCGCCCGCATCTCCCTCGCGCACATACGCCAGCTCGAGCAGCCGCACCCGCGCGGGGCAGGCGTCCACTGGGACGGCCCGCTCACCACGACCCTGGGCGTCCCACAGGCGCAGGAGGAGGAGGGCGGGGGCACCGTTGGGACGGAGGCTCACTCGGCGGGCTCTGGGTTCAAAGCAGCGCGAAGATAAGTACGGGCGCAGGAGCCCTGATCTATCTCTGCCGTTACGGAGCCGTCTACGTGGCCCACGGTCGTACGCGCGACACCTTTGCTCCAGGTCTCGGGCTTCGCATAGACCTCAAGGCCCCTCTGGAGCATGTTGGCTTTCGCTGTCAGAGCGGCATTACTTTTCTGGAGGCGTTCAATCTCGAATTCGATAGCTGCGGCGTTCATGTTCATGTCATCTCCTTGACTACTTTTCGGATCTGCCGCCCGAGGGCAACGATCTGCTTTGCTTCTTCCGGCGTGCGGATCAGGTGGGGGTGGATGCCGTAGGTCTCGCGGAGGTGGTGGTGCATGTCGCGCTGCTCGTCACTGAGTCGCCCGCTCTCGGTCTTCAGCTCGATCAGCACGGCCAGGCACACGCCGAGGCCGCAGCCGAGCAGGAACACGCGGTCGGGGAAGCCCGTCTTGATGGTCCCGTGCCGCTTGCCACCCCGGACCACCAGGGCCGCGTCCGTCTTCAGGTCCGAGTACCAGCCGGCCCGGATGAACAGGTCCCGCACCTGGGCCTCGATCTGGGCCTCCGAATAGCCGGGGGTCAGGAGGCCACCCGCTGTTCGCTCAGGTGGCGACCGTAGCCCTGCATGTGCGGTGAGGTTCGGGAGGCCAGCCAGTCCAGCAGGGCGGGCAGTGGCCAGTAATACCCACCGTGTTGGGTCTGACGGGCGGGCGCGTCCGGGTTGCGCTGTGCCCAGGCGTTGACCGAGGTTGGGTTCAGGCCCAGCGCTTCGGCGATCTCGCGGCTGGTCAGGCTGCCGCGCGGCGTCGTGAGCGGCTGCACCGGCAGGTTGGCGGCAATGGGGTGGACGGTGTACGGGTCGTACCGGTAGACGTTGCCAGACGCGCCCAGGACCCGCGCACGGCGAATGCTGGCGTAGGGTTCCACGCCCGCCTTGCGCTGCTTTCTGACCGTCTCAGTGCTGACGTGCAGTGCGCGGGCGACCTGCTCGATGGTCCACCAGCCTTTCGAGGTCTGGACGTCGATGTGCCCGGCATAATGATCGCGCAGGAGCTGGGCGTCCTGGCTGGTGAGCATCATGTGCCGGCCGTAAGTGGTGGCGGGGATGCCCAGGGCAACGATGGCTTTGCGCAGGTTGGCCGGGTCGATCCTGAGTTCGGCGGCCAGCACGATGCTGCGGATCATGCGTTCGGTCTGGGCGTACTCTTCTGGCGCTCGCATGTGGTAGTGGACGGCGTGGGGCGGCAGGTCGAGTTGCTGGGCGATCTGCGGCAGTGTCAGGCCCTGTAGGCGCATCTTGTGGATCCGGCGGGCGAGTTTGGGTCCGTCGATCCTGCCGTCCGGGTGACGGGCAACCTTCCGAGGCGGATCCCCGCTCACCGGCCCACCGCCCGCACCCGCTGCTTCCCGCCGATGCCGGGCAGCGTCTGCCGCTCGACCTTCCGCAGGGCCTTCTCGGCGGTGTTCGTGGCGCGCCGCTCGATGCACTTCTCGCCCCCGCACACCCGGCCGTGAGACGGGCTCCGGCCCCCGCAGTGGCGGCAGCTCACGCGGGCACCGGACGGAAGACGATCACAGCGCACGGGAACGGGGCGTTCTCGGTGGCCGCGCCGAACTTCAGCCGGCCCGGCACGAACCGAACCGAGGCCAGCGGGTTCGGGAAGATGTACTGATGCCACGCTCTGGTGTCTGTCCGGGCCGGAATGAGCATGACCACGACCGCGCCCTGCTCGGCTTCCTCGGCAGCCTTCTGAATCCACCTGCCGATCTGGCGACCGTACGGCGGGTTCACCCACACCACCTCGCTCTGCCAGTCCTGCGAGAGCCCGTCGCTTTCCTCGGTGTAGAAGCGGGGGCACAGGGCGTTCTCCGGGCTCGCGGCGGCGTCGAGGGTGAAGTGGAACTCGTCGTCGAGCGCCTGCCAGAAGTCGCGTGGCGTCGTCCAGTCCATCTTCTCGCTGCTGTAGTGCACGGCCATCGCGTTCATGCCGGCACCTTCCCGGTGGCCGCCGCGTAGGCGTCTCCCGCCTTCTCCCAGGCCGCCTCCCACTGGTCTCGCCACGTCAGCCCCTCGACGGGCGCAGGCTTGTTCAGCAGGCCTCCCAGGGCTGCGGTGAGGCTCTCCAGTTCCCCGGCCGCTTCCATCACCTCACGGGCGGCGTCCGGTTCTAAGCCCTGGGCGATGTTGCGCAGGGCGGTCGCTCGGCCCGCCATCAGCCGACCACGATCCGCACGTAGCGGGTGAGCTTGAAGCCGCGCCACCAGGGGAAGGAGATGTAGGTCTCGTCACTGACCTCCCGGCCGGCCTGGAAGTGCCCGACGACGATCCGCCGGCGCATGTCGTCGATGTGTTCACCTTTCCATTTGCCGCGCAGGATGTGGCCGTTCTCGTCGTAGTGCAGGTCGATGACCTCGCGGCTGAGGATCTTGGCTTGCTCGTCGTCTTCGTAGCTGTCGAGCGTGAGGTTCGGGTACTCGATGGGGTTCATTTCCATCTCCAGGGCAGCAGGCACCCCGCCTGGGCGCGTGCCGGGGCGGGGGTGAGGAGGGAGAGGTGGGTTGTAGGGGGAGGGGGCTAGAAGAGCACACCCTGCTGGGTCAGGTCAGGGCGGAGGCAGTGCGGGCTGAACATGATGACCTCACGGTGGCCGTTGTGGCTCCCGTCATCGTTGGTCGACTGGTAGCCCTTCCGGGCCTTCCAAGGGACAGCGACCCACCCGGCGGCTTCCAGTTCAGGCGCGTCGCCATACGAGCAATACGCGATCCGGAGCTGTGGGTTTCGGCCGTTCTCCAGCGCCCAACTTCGGACGTCGGCGGCCACGGTGCCGCTGTACTCGCTGCCATACACGTCGTTATCGGCGCTCTCGGCGGCGTAAGGCGGGTCGAGCAGAATGGCGGTCAGGCCGTGCTTCGTGGTGACGCTCTCGCCGAGTACCCGCGTCCAGTCACCGCAGCAAATGCGCGTGCGGCGCAGGCGGGTGCTGAGGGCATTCATCCAGTCGTAGAGCGCAGGATTGTCGAGCGTCGTCTGGCAGACGCCGACCGGGGCGTTCTTCAAATAAGGGATTTGGCGACTCACCCCGACTTCCGGCGGCCCGGGGTTTACACCAGCGGAGGCGCTGCACAGTCTCGGCAGCTTCCGGCGCACCCCCGCACCCTCGCGCTTGACGAGCAGGCCATCCTGGGCCACCCAGGGACCCTCACCGCTGCACCAACCGGAGCCGATCCAGTTGCAAGCGCCCCAGATCCAAAAACCTGCCAGTCGGGCATCGAAGTAATCCGGGTCAGCCATCAGGCGCTCTGTCAGGTTCTCGCGGGCGTTGACTAGGTGCAGGTGCCGGGCGGTCAGATCGACCTCGACCACCGGCTGGTCGGCGTAGAAGGCCACGGCGTCCGGGTCGAGGCGGATGGCCCGCCAGGCGTTACTTAGCAGACCGTCGAGGTCGTTCACCGTCTCGGTCTTGGGCGCGTGGGGCCGGGCCAGCAGGACGGCGAGGCTGCCGGCGAAGGGTTCGACGAAGTTAGCAGGGTCCCCGAATCGAGGCCAGATGAGTTCGGCAGCGCCTCGCTTAGAGCCGAAGTAGGGGAAGGGCGCCCGCAGTGGGGCTCGGGTGTGGGCGGTCATGCGCCTCCAATGGGCAAGGGCGCACCCCAGCGAGGGCCGGGGCGGGAGCGGGGGATAGCGTCACAAATTGAGACGCTATGAAATTTGGAGGAGGTGGGGATTTTAAACACACCGAATTCGAGGGGTTTAGAACAGGTAGGCGAGGCTTACACGTTGCCCAGGGGGAAGGGGAGGCCTCGGTATAAAATAGGTGTTCCGCTTCCCTTCCCTGGCTCAGTCGGCGGCGATCTGGTGCCGCTCGCTGGCCCGCTGCGCCGCTCGTTCCTTGATCCTGGCGTGCAGGCTCTTCGTCTGCGGGCGCTCGATCAGCTCACGGTAGTTCGGCCCGTTGAAGATCACCACCGCGCCGTTGTTCCAGAGGCGCTCGAAAGCACGGCGTCCCAGCTGCGCTTCGAGTTCCTCGCGGCTGAGGTTGCTGGTCAGGATGGTCGGCCGCCCGGCGTCGTAGCGCTCGTCGATCACCGAGGTCAGCAGCCGCTCGTTGTGGTCCGACTGCTTGTCGGCCGCGCCCACATCGTCCAGCAGGATCAGGTCCGGAGCGGCCAGCCCGGTGATCATGTCGTCCTCGGTCGGGCCCTCCTTGCTGCCGTAGGTGGAGCGCACGCGGCGGGTGAACTTGCCCCACTTCACCCGCGCCACGGTGTGCCCGGCCTCGGCGGCGTGCGCCAGGATCATCGTGGCCGCCTGCGTCTTGCCCCGCCCGTAGTCGCCCACAAAGATCAGCCCGCTGTTCTCGCGCACCATCTCAGCGGCGCTCAGGGCGTACTCGTGCGCCAGCTGCCAGCTCTCGTGGCTCAGGTCGATCTCGCTCCAGTTGGCGGCGTAGATCGTGCCGGCCACCCCGGCCTCTTCCAGCGCCTTCTGGCCCACGGTGCGGCGGTGACGCTCGGCGCAGGTGGGGCAGGGGCGGGCCACGGCGGCCTGTCCTGGGGTGAAGCTGACGTACACAGTGCCGCTCTCGCACAGGGGGTTGCTGCAGGTCTGCTTGTCGGCCGGGATGGTGGGCGGCTCCGCGATGACGATCTCACCCGAACGAACCTTCCGGAGCACCGCTTCCACGTCGAATTTCGTCATCTCAGTTCTCCCACGCCGCAGCGCTGTACTTGTCCTCGGGGGCCTGGGTCGCAGGCAGGGCGGGGAGGCCCTTGCGCTGCGCCTCCTGGTCGAGCAGGTCGCGCAGGCGGGTCGGGGCCTTCACCTTGTGCTCGGTGTGCGTGGCCTGCGCCTCTTTCGCCAGCTCCTGCACCCGCTCGATGGAGAGGGCGAACCAGTCGCGGCGGCGATTTACACCGAGTGGCTGGATCTCTTCGAGCACCCGGTCAACGAAGGCGTGGCTCAGGGTGCGCCGCAGGTACTTCTCGGTCGCGCCGACCGCCGCGCCGCCGCCCGGAACCTTTTCAGGGGCTTCGGTTTGGGATGAACTTTCGTTCGCCTTGGGTGCGCCCTGTTCTGGTTCCTGAAGAGGGGTGGTGGGTTGGGGTTCTGGGTCCTGGGTTGCTGCTGGGATTTCTTCCGGGCTGGGTTCGAGCGCGGGCGCCGCAGGCGCCTTCTCTCTCTTTTCCATATTTGTTAAATCAGTATTTTTTAAATCAGTATTACTAGTTGCGGGTTTACCGTCAGTGGTTCGACCATCAGTGGTAAACCCGGTTGTGGTGGAAATTTTACCATGACGGGTTTTCCCCTCTATGGTCGCTGCAGGTTTCCCGTGGATCTCGTCATCCACGATGTAGTCCCAGGTAATGCGCCCTCGACCACCCCGGCTCTTCTCCCTGACGACATATCCAAGGTCTTCCAACTCTTTCATGGCGCTCTGGTGCGCCTCTTTTCCATCACGGCTTTGTAGCTCCAGCCAGTCCATGTAAAAGTCCCAGTCTTCGGGCCTGGACATCATCACCGCGAGCAGGCCTTTGGCCTTCAGACTCATGGCTTTGTTCAGGATTGCAGCGTTGTCGATCTGCGTAAACTCACGCACCTTCTTGCGGCGTCGAATGGCCATCGGATGAACCTCTGCCCGTCTCAACCCCGGTACGTTGACCGGGAGCACAGGGACGGGTATCCTGTGCATAGGCGTAAGCCTCCGACTCGCCAGTCGGAAAAGCTATGGATTTGTGTGTGTTGCGCAGCCTGTTGACTCCCCAGTCCGGCTGCGCTTCCCTTTGGCCTGATCTCGTGGCCTTCGGGTTAACCGCAGTGTACTAGATTCATGGGGAATTCATCACGTTCGACAGCTCGGCGCATTCAGTGGGGTAGGTGCTTCCCCAGTGCCCCCGGAACCAGTCAAGTTCGTCGAGCAGCTCAGGGTCGGCCAGGGTCTTGAGGTACGCAGTGCGGGCCTCGCGGGCGCCCTGGGCAAGGCTGGGCGTGTAACTGGGATCGGTGTGGGTGGTGAGCAAGGTAATCACTGCGGCGCGCTGGGCGGCCGTCATGCCATGTGTGGCTGCACAGGGGGGCTACTCGGCGTGAGCAAGGCGAGGTGGGCGGTGAGGCGCGTCTGAAGCCAGGCGAGGCCTCGGGTGGTGACGCGGGTGGTGCGGCTGACGTGGATGCCGTCCGGGGCCGCTTTGGTGTCCACCGTGAAGTAGTGGGCGTCGAGGTACTTCTGATAGGGCACGTTGTGGTTCTCGTTTCCGCTGCGCTTCCGGTCCATCAGGATGCCGCGCTCCCTGAGCAGGGCGAACAGCTTCGTCTGGCCCAGGCCGAGGTTCAGGATCTTCGCGGTGGCCGAGACGCTGTAGGTGCCGTCGGATTCCATCAGGGCGTCGAATGCCTCAGCCTTCGGAATCAGGGCCGCGTTCTCCTGCACCAGCCGGTCCTTCTCCTCGATGGTCGAGGCGAGCTGGCGCAGAGCGTCTGGGTAGGACGGCAGGGCAAGAGGAGCGGGAGGCAGGCCGTAGCTGCCGGTCTTGCGGATGCTGGGAATCACCTCGCTGGTGATCCACTTCCGGAAGGGTCGGGCTTCGGGCCGGCGGGAACGTAGGATTAGGCTGTAGAGCCCGGACTCATTGATGATGGTGGCCTGTTGGGTTCCGCCAGGGGTGTCCATACTGTGGACACCCTTCTCGTCTTCGTCCAGCAGGCCCAGGCTGCTGCGGGGATTCCCGAGGCCGAGCACGAAGGTGACATCGGTGGCGATGAACCAGGGCTCACCGTCGATCATCACCGCCCGGATCGGCGTCAGGTCGAACTTGAAGGACTGCAGCATGGCCTCTCCCTTACAGTGGCTTGCGCGGGAGCAGGGCGGCGGCCTTGCTGCGCGGCAGGGTGTTGAAGATCGCCCCGCTGGCATAGGCTTTCTTCGGCCAGGGTGCTCGTGCGTCCTGCAGGGCCTCAGCTTGATTCCGGGCGGCGCGGCGCTGGTCACGGTCAAGGGTGCTTCTCTTCGCTTTCTTCTGTCGCATGTCGTACCTCTCGAATGAAGGGGCGGGTTGCTTGATGGTTGGTTGATATAAGGTGCTTCGGCC